AATTGACGGACAAAGGCATCAAATGCGAGATTGATTATCATGTGCAGGAAAACGGCAACCGTCTTACAATGTGGAATCTTATTCCAAGAAAGCTGATGCCACCTACCAGAATTGTTCGGTATTGCTGCCCAGAACTAAAAGAGGGTGGTAATCCAAACAGAATGATTGCGACAGGTGTTAGATGGGCTGAGAGTAGAAAGCGAAGCAACAGAAGCCCATTTGAAGTATTAGGACGGACAGCAAGCAAAAGCATCGGTGTTTCTGATGAAAAAATGCTTATCACTGACAATGATAATACTAGAAGATTATTTGAAAATTGCCAGATGAAAGCAAAAACAGTAGTCAATCCAATTATTGATTGGACAGATCAGAATATCTGGCAGTTCATTGGTGAGAAAGACATTCAAGTATGTGAACTGTATCAATGCGGATATAACAGGTTAGGCTGTCTAGGTTGTCCGCTTGCATCAAAGAAGCAGAGGGAAAAGGAAATGTATGATTTTCCAAAGTACAAGCAAGCCTATATACGTGCTTTTGACAGAATGATTGAGGAACGCAAGCGGCGTGGAAAAGATGTGAAGTGGAGTTGTGGTGAAGAAGTCTATCTATGGTGGATGCAAGATAACAATGTAGTTGGTCAGATGGAATTATCTGATTTTATTGAGTATTAAAATCACGTACTAACTGCACAATAGCGTGCCAGTTGCTTACATGGGGGAAGTGAGGATGGAAATGAAAAAATTATCGGCGGAGATATCCATCTTGACGGAGTAAATGCTAATAGATGGATTGAGATATCAAAAGAAACTTTAGAAAAGTATTTTGTAGAGGTGGAGGTATGAGCAGAGTACGAAACAGATTAGAGCAATACAAAGCTGAGATAGAAAAGAAATCGCAGTATAAGCATGGGCTTCCAGGGAGTGCGCTGGATATTGTGAATACTCTTCTGAATGATCTGGAACAGGACGAGAAAGAAAACGGTTGGATTCCGGTAAAATATCATCAGATATCAGAAAAAGAACGTGCAGAAGAATCCATTTCAAAAAATATACAGTATATGCTTGACTGCAAAATGCCAGATGATGGACAAGAAATATTGGTTACTAATGGAGAAACAACATGGCAGGATACAAGCTTTATTGATTGTGACGGATATTATCTTGATAGCAATTATGATTGGATTGAGATTACGGCATGGCGACCACTTACAGAGCCATACAAGGAGGGCTGAGGAATGCGGTTAATCGACACAGATAAATTAAAAAAAGATATACTGCTTCAAAATATCTTAGGAGAACCAATACAGAAGATTATAGACAGATATATACATATTGTGGACAAGCAACCGACAGTTTTTGATGTGGATAAGGTTGTTCAGCAATTAGAAAAACGGAGTACATTAGCAAAACCTGTGGGATGGACAAAATCTTATGAAATCGTAATTTTGAATGATGCTTTGGAGATTGTGAAAGGCGGTGGAGTTGAATGAGCAAATCAGTATTAGTGATGGAAACACCAGAGAATTGCTATGTTTGCCCGTTCGGAACTGCATACTGTAGCGCTCTTGAATATGAGGGTTTGTGTGAATTAGCTGACTGTTTAGATTGTGATGTAATTCTGATAACAGAAGAACATTATGATTGCGAAAGTAAATCAAGACCTGATTGGTGTCCGTTGAATCCATTGCCAGAGAAGTTGGGTTGCTTTCACTTTGCAAGAATTGGAGAGTCACCAAGTTATGATATCGGTTGGAATGATTGCCTTGATGCGATTAAAGGAGGAACAAATGAACGAAAATAAAAAGTCAGTTGAATATCCATATATGAATGGATACTGTGAAAAGTGCGAGAATCATTATCTTTTGGACGGAGATGAATCAAGGTGTAATGTTATTACTCTTTTAGGGAGTTCTGCTATGTGCGCTCAAGTTACAAGCTGTGTGAAATATAAAGAACGCAAACAAGAAGGAGGAATCAAATGAGTAAATCAGTATTAGTGATTGATACACCAGGGAAATGCGATTCGTGCATGTATATTGGTACATTCCATTCTTTCTGCAAAATAAATTGCAAAGATATTAAGGACGTAAGTACTAAGCCAGATTGGTGTCCGCTTATGGACTTGCCAGAGAAAGACGATGGAGATTATCCATCCAATACATTTGATGCTGGCTTTGTAGAGGGCTGGAACCAGTGTATTGATGAAATTACAGGAGGCGAATGATGCATAGCAATGAATATAAACGAAACTGTGAAAAAGTGTAATGTTTGTGGCAAATGGGAAACCACAGCGTATGAACCGGATTATCCGATACTTAATGATAGCTGTTTTAGATATCCAAAAGAAATTTTTGTTTGCGAAGAATGTGCGAAAAAGCGCGAAGAAAAGAATATATTTTTGTGAGGTGAAGTAGATGGAGAGATTAACAGAAAGATATGATATTGCACCAGACGGAGAATCAGATGTTTGGGTTAAACAGCACGATTACATTTCAGCGGCGCGAAAACTTTGCGATTATGAAGACTTAGAAGAACAGGGCTTGCTTGCGAGATTGCCGTGTAAGGTTGGAGACACGGTTTATAGAGTGAATGCCGGAGCCAAGCAACCGATTATTCCGATGACTGTTTCAGAAATTCATTTTCTCTGTTACAAAAATGAACGTGCTGTAAGGTTTGACGCAATAGGCAAAGAAGATATGGGAGAAAGTTGCTACCGTTTAGAAGATATTGGAAGAATAGTATTTCTCACCCGCGAAGAAGCCGAGAAGAAGTTGGAGGAGATGAAGAATAATGATTGAAGTGATAAAACAAATTATTATGGCGTTTGGAACGTGTGTAGTTGCTGTTACTATTTACGGATTACTTTGCGCAACAATCAATAAATTCAACAAATGGAGAAAGAGTGGTTGCAAAATCAAGTGTCTCTGCAAGCCGCATAAATACAAATTGGTTTGGTATCAGTTGGATACTGAGAAAGCTATTTTGGAATGCGAAAAATGCGAAAAAAGAAAAAAAGTATTCATTGATTACGATTCCATTAAGAAGGAATTTAATTTGGAGGATTAACATGAAAACAGAAGAAGCAAAAGACATCTTATCAGATATGAGAGACCAGCATTTATGTTTCTTGGGAAATTCAGAAATCAAAGATGAATGGTAGAAGAACTATCTCAAAGAAGCATGGGCGTGTGATTCTGGAGCAAAGGCTCTTGCCGGATTAATCACAGGGATAAAGATTAATAAAGGTGTTATCGCAGAAAGTATTTTGCATTACGGCAAAAATAATCAAAGTACAGTCTGTATGGAAGAATGCGCCGAACTCATCCAGGCAATTAGCAAGGCAAAACGCGGAAAAATCGACCGTGATAACATGATAGAAGAAATTGCAGATGTGTTAATCTGTATCGAAATGTTAAAGCAAATGTACATGATTTCCGATAAGAAAATTAATAAGTGGATTGAGAAGAAACAGGCGAGAGAGGTAAAAAGAATTAGTCAAAAAGAATTATTATAGCTGCATCGTCAAAACAATTGTATGGATTTTAGCCGCTGTTACTGTGTCTATTAGAATTTATTACATTGAAAACGCATTGTGCTTATGTGCATTTTGGATTCTATTTATAGTCTGTTCATACTATCAAAAATAACAATCTGGAGGCGAAAATATGAAAATTCCAAAAAGGCGAAAATTATCAAAAGAAGAGCGCATGAAAGTATATGAAAAATGCAAAGGGTATTGCGCTTACTGTGGTTGCGCATTGGAATATAAAGATATGCAAGTAGACCACGTAAATCCTATACGTTGTGGCGGAGAGGACGATATTTCCAATATGCTTCCTGCGTGTCGCTCTTGCAATCATTACAAATCAGCTTTAAAACCAGAAGAATTTAGAAAATATCTTTCTGGGATTCCAAAAAGACTTATGAGGGATAGCATTCCGTTTCAAGTAGGAGAAAGGTTTGGAATTGTTAGAATTGTTACAGATGATGTGACTTTTTATTATGAAAAAATCAAAAATAAAAATAGAAATAGGGAGGATTAATCATGAATAAGAAAGAAATCACAGAGATCAAGAAGCAGTTTACACCAGCCAATTGTGCAATCACACGCATTTGTGGTTGTTATGTGGATGCAGAAAAAAATAAGAAAACCAAAATTAAAGAAGCTTTCCTTTCCCTTCCAGAGGAAGAAATGTTTAAGTATTTTGACATTTTCAAGAAAACCATGTCTGGCAGACTTGGAAAAAACCTTATGAATCTTGAATTCCCATTAGCACAGGAAAAAGAGGGTGGAACACAGGAATTTCTTATGCGGATCAGAGCAAGTAAGCTTAAAGATGATGATCTTTTGGATGAGTTTTACGACAAAGTGATTGAAAATTACGATTATCCAGAAAATTACTACATAGTTCTCATTCATGCAGTATATGATATTCCAGGAAAAGCTTCTGATGGAACCGAAATGCACGATGCATCAGAAGAAATTTATGAACACATTCTGTGCAGCATTTGTCCAGTAAATCTTTCAAAGGCTGGGCTTAGCTATGATGTGGCTGAAAATAACATCAAAGGCAGAATTCGTGATTGGGTAGTCTCAAGACCAGAAACAGGATTCTTATTCCCTGTATTCAATGACAGAAGTACTGATATTCATGGAACTTTGTATTTCAACAAAAACATAAAGAATATTCATCCAGACTTCATCGAAAACGTTCTTGGCACACCAATTCCACGTATACCGGGAAATGAGATCAATGTCTTTTCAGATTTTATCATGGACAATTTCGAAGGAAACACAACATTCAATTTCACTGAAAGCCTAATTGAATCTTTGCAGGAAGTAAGAGAACAGAAGAAAGACAGCCCGGAGATGATAACTGTATCATGTGATGAAATGGAACAGATTTTTGAATATTGCGGAGTTCCAGGCGAGAAATTGTCGGATTTCAAAGAAAACTGGGAAATGTATTTCAGCAATGAGCCTGTTGCCCTTGATAATATCCATAATTCAAAAACTGCAAAAATTGTAACGCCAGATGCAACAATCTGCATCCAGCCAGATAAAATTTCTCTGATTGAACTGAAAGAAATAAACGGTGTTCCATCCCTTGTGGTTCCAGTAAATGGAGAACTGAAAATCAATGGAATTGAAGTTGAATTGAGATAAACACTTTTGAAAAATCCAGGAATTGGAGGAGGCAATTACATTAATGGCTAAAGTAAGCTGGATTAAAATAGAGATTGAAATGTTTAGTAACCGAAAAATTAAGCAAATAAGGAAAATGCCAGAGGGAAACAATATTGTTCTTATTTGGGTAATGCTTTTGACAATGGCTGGCAGATGCAATTCAAACGGAATTATTTTCCTCACTGAAAATATTCCATACACAACAAAAATGCTTGCAGATGAATTGGATTTTGAGGAAAGCATTATTCAATTAGCACTAACAGTTCTGGAAAAGTTCGGGATGATTACCAGAGATTCTGAATTACTTTCTATTCCCGGCTGGGAAGAGCATCAAAGTGCAGACGAATTGGAGAAAATACGAGATCAAAACAGAAAAAGGGTCGCAGAATATCGTGAACGTCAAAAAAATAAGGCCGCATTGCTTTGCAAGAAAGACGATGTAACGTTACAGAAACGTTACAGTAACATTACTGTAACGGAACAGAATAAGAATAAAGATAAAGATTTAGAATTAGATTTAGATACAGAATTAGATAAAGATAAAGAAAAAGATATAAATGATTTAATAGTATCTAAAGATACTATTCGTCAGACTGACGTCCAACGAATCATTGATGAATGGAATACTCTGGAAGAATTTGGTATCACTCCTGTAAAAAGAATGACACCAAAACGAGAACAGGCAGTAAAAGCTAGAATCCGTCAGAACCATATGGACGATATCTTAGAAGCCATTGAAAACATTCGCCATAGCAGTTTCTTACAAGGGCAGAACAAAAATGGTTGGATGGTTACGTTTGATTGGTTCTTGAAGCCTGGAAATTTCGCAAAAGTATTTGAAGGGCAATATGCGGACAAGTCTACGAATAGACCGTGCAGCTATATGGAGAAAATTCAAAATAGAGTAAGCGAGGTGGATAATTGGGTATGACAAGGGAAGAATGGGCGGTACTGGTAAAGGCAATGAAAGCTGTGTACACTTCTCCATCATTTCTTCCAGATCAATATGCTTTTGATACTTGGTATGGGCTCCTTAAAGACTTAGATTACAAACTTTTAAGTTTCGGATTAAAGAAATATATGCAGACTGAATGGAAAGAACCATCAATAGCTGCATTAAGAGAATGTGCCAATAGCATTGCGCCACAATCTACAGAACTGAATGAAACGGAAGCGTGGGAAAAGGTATGCAGAGCCATTCAAAATTCTACATATAACGCAGAAACAGAGTTTGATAAACTTCCAAAAATCATTCAGAAAGCAGTATCAAGCCCGGCACAACTTAGAGAATGGGCAACATCTGAAAATGTGGATGGTACATGGTGGAGTGTAGTTCAATCAAACTTCCAAAGGACTTACCGGGCAGAAGTACAAAGAGAACAAGAACAAAGAAAACTAAGTCCAGACATTTTAAAAATTATAGATACTGCCAGATTGGGAGGTGCGGGAAATTGCCAGATAGAAAACCATGGAGAGAATTAAAAAGCACTGAAATTATAGGCTTAAAGCGGAGACAATGCTCGAAATGCGACTATTACAGCAAGAGCGAAAATGCATGGAGTACAAATGCAACCTGTGATTATATCTTGATTGAAGAACATAGTAGAGGATGTGATCCGAGGGATTGTGTTAAAAATGGTATCTTCAAGAAGAAAGCGAGAGGAAAATCAAGAGTAAAGCGAGTGATTCTATGAGGAAGATAAGCGAAATGTATAAGCAATCTGGCGGTACAGTTTATCAGCATACCTGTTCTGATTGCAGATTCTTCCGTGGTGGTAAGCATCAGAAGTGCTTGCTATATGAGCTGGAAATTGCTTGGAACCCAGATTATATAGCTTGCAAATTTTACAACCTGGAAGAATCTCAGATTGATGGACAGATAAATATCTTTGATTTGTTGTGAAATATGATAATTGTTTTGACCAAAACGGCTAAAATTAATTTTTATGATATTCGTTAATATTGTTATGGTTAAAACAAAATAAGCGCTTAAAATCAAAAAAACAGGCTATCAATAGAAAGGAGGAACAGGAACCGCCGGCCGGCAAAAGGAATTCCCGGTTCCTCCTAAATTTTATGGATGAAATATTGAAATATGCTATTGAGAATGGTATTATAAATCCTGCACATGTACTTGAAGAAATACAAATGAAGAAAAATGAAGAAATATTAAAAAAATATAAAATATGGCAGGGAAAAAACAATAATTGGTATACTTATATTTATGCAAAAAAAAATTCTAGAAAGCTAGTGAAAAGAAGTAGCCGAAAGGGAATTGAAGATTATATTATTGCTTTCGAGAAAGAAAAAACAGAAAAACCTAAAACATTTATGGATGTTTACGAGCATTGGATAGAAATTCAAAAAGAATTTGTGACGGATAACACTTTGTATAAGTATTCTACAGATAGAGCACGTTATTTTGAAAAAAAAGAATTTGTGGAAAAAGAAATTGGGAAAATGACAGAAGAAGACATAAAGGTATTCATTGTCAGAACTGTAAAAGATCAAAAACTTTGCAAAAAAGCGTGTAAAACTTTGTTTGGATATATCAAAAACACAATAGATAGTGCAAGGTCACAACATTTATTGAATTATGATCCTATGGAATTTCTTTCACCTAAAATATTTTATAAATACTGCACGGAGATAGAAAAGCCTTCAAGTCATAATACAATATCAGACCATGAACTTAAACTAATTATTAATCGCTGCAAAAAGGATTTTGATGAACAGCCAGAATACATTCCCTCATACGCAGTATATTTTGCAAGTCTCACAGGGATGAGAGTTGGAGAAATTTCGGCTTTAAAATGGGAAGATATAAATGAAAATTATATATCTATTAATAAATCAGAAAAATACAATAGAAATACAAAAGAATACTATATAGGAAAAACAAAAAATCAAATGAACAGATGGTTTCCTATGACTGGCGAAATTCGAAAACTTTTAATGAAATTAAAATCAGCAGAAATCAGCAATGGGTATATTAGTGAATGGTTGTTTTCAAACGAAAATGGAAGGGTTCATGCTCCTGTAATATCGTCATGCTTAAAAAACAAATGCAGGCAGGAAGGAATAGAAGAAAGAGGAATTCATGCATTTAGAAGAACAATAAATTCTAAACTAAGATGCAATGGAGTATCTGCCACTGTTGCTGCATCGCTGCTCGGGCATACCGAAGAAGTTAATGAAAAATATTATACATTTGATGTTAGCTCTTTGGAAGAAAAAAATAAAATTGTGTCAAAAGTGCAAAGGATTGGATGAATAAGAACATAGGTTCTGATTACCTTTTTGGTTACCTTTGATTACCTCAAGTCTGGAAAGCCTTTAAAATCAAGGGTTTACGGATTAAAACGCGAGCCGTGAGGTCGCAGGTTCAAATCCTGTTGCCCCGATTAATGCAGTAAAATCAAGGGTTTGCGGACTTGGTATGAACGAGTGTTCTGATTACCTTTGATTACCTTTTACAAAAAGTACATATGAAAGGGAAAAGTACATGTGCAAAACAATAAAATCGCAGAGATGCGATTATTTTTTTGCCTTTTTTCGGAAATTGTGTTATGTTCAAGGAAATGGAGGGCGAAATATGCAGATACACACAGCTTATGACGTAATGAAAGAGTTTTTAATCACGGATGCAGACCTCGATGGCAAGTACGGAATCCCTAAAATTCCAAAGACTTTTATTCATCCGGGGAAAGACACTGTAGACTTTGCGGAGAGCTTCAGCCGAAAGATTAAGAACCATCGGGAACTTGATGTAAATTTCTATGTGGATGATGTACAGTTTCAAAGATTGTGGAATCAGCCTGACAAGTACATGGAGCATTTAAAATGTTTTCATGCAGTCATTATGCCAGATTTTAGCATATCGGTTGGAAAGAATGGAATGCCGTTGGCTATGTGCTTGTGGAACAAATACCGCAATCATGCACTGGCTCACTACATGATCTTGAACGATATTCCTGTAATTCCGAACGTAAGCATATTACCGGAATACTGTTGGGACTGGTGCTTTGATGGACTGCCGGAGGGAAGCACAGTTGCCTGTTGTACCAATGGAAGAGTAAAGAGTAGGGCAGCACGGTTGGAATTTTGCGTTGGTTTCAAGGAGATGGAACGGAGATTGAAGCCACTGCGAGTTATAATTGTTGGAAGAATCCCGGAAGAATTAGAAACAGACACAGAAATTATAAAATTTGAAACCAGGAATCAGAAGATTAATAAGGAGGGCGTGAATGGGAACAACGACTGACAATTACCAGAGAAAGAAAAAACTTTCAAAGTCACAAATGAAGAGGACGCAACGTTTAGAAAAATCATCTCACAGAAGATATGGAACACGGAAGAAAGAAGGATTAAATAAATTGTGAATTTTGAATCAATCAGAACTTTACGCTATAGAAATATTTGTGCAAAATTAAAATTTAAGTGGCAGCTAGAAAATGCGAGAATTTTTCTGGTTGCCACTTTTTTTCTGGATTTCCTTGATTTTTGGCCGCCAAAATGATGTTGGAATTTGGAGATTATTCATAAGTTAGTTGCAACTATTGAAGTCTTGAACAGCTGCGACTTTTCCGCCGGCACAAATCAACCAGGGACAGCACCGGGAACCGATACAGCGCCGAGCTGATGAAGCCAGGAAACCACCCGGAACAATTGAACACCAACGAAGCAGACCGCCAGCCGTAGTTGTGGCAAATAAAAAGCAACCGACCACGAATAATAAGCCATAACAAAGAATACCGAATAATACAATAATAGTCTTGCTAAATGCGTCTTTAATGGCTTTTAATGTATTTAGCCTATACTTTATCGACTGCGGTTATAAAACGCCTTAAAATGGCAAATATGGTGCTATACAAGCGTATTGCAATATAGTTGTTGTAGCCATAATTGTTATATAGCCCGGACAGCTTCGGCAGATCAACGCAAAGCCGGCACAAATAAGCGGACACAATGCGCCAATTGAAAAGGTACACAAATAAAGCATAGCCGAACATAGCTATACAAGGCTATTATACACCCATAGCCGCAGACAGTCAATAAACCATACAACACACTATAAAGCGTTTTAAAGGCTCATAAACGGCTTATAATGCAAACGTGGCATAAATCACCATTAACAGCATAAAAAACGATTTACGGATAAAATAGCGCGTTAATTGATTGACTTATTATATTAACTTTGCAAGGTGTATCTGGCAGAATGCCAAAAAACCGCTTGCACGCCGTGAACGTGCCGACGGGCTGGATACCGGGAAGCGGTAAAAAATCAATCAGTTATACCTAAATATTCCATAGTTTTTTTATCAATCTCTTTCCCAGTAATAGTCGGGGAATAAATACTTTCTAAAAATTCTATGTAATTGTCTAGCTCATCAACAGAAAGTGTTATTAATTTATTAAATATTTTATCACTCATGTTTTTATCTTTCTTCCCTTCACCCTGGGAGCCAGGATATAAAAAGACGCGCCCTATTATTTAAAAGTCATTTTTGTAACAGCTGGAAGACTGCGGAAAAATTCCAGGCGGTCGTAATCATCTTTAATATTAAATTGTCTGTCGCTTGTGGGGATGATCTCGCCGCCGATAAGCTCCATACAGGAGAGTTGTAAACAGTCTTCTTTTTTCGTTGATCTGTGCAAGGCGTACCGCATTACAGACTTTTTACCGTCCCGGCGCTTTACCGGGGACATATCCCAGTAAGCTAATTTAATAACGCCGCCAGCAACAGACGCAAAAATTTCTATTGCTTCTTTTCTGGCTTTTTTATTGATCGTATCAATTACGGAGAAGTCGCCGCTTTTTATGGCGGCGATTGTCTGCGCTTGCGTGGCTTTCTTGATTATCATTTTAAAACCCTCCATAAGTCTTATTTTTCTTGTAACATTTGTTCCAAAAATCAACGACTTTTTCCGCTTCTTTTTTCGTGCTGCAAATATTTGCAGCAGTTATCCCAGGAATCTGTAAAGAAAAAATAAGGTTGTCAGATTTAGCGACCCGAAGAACATAAGCAAAGTTTTTGTTGTTTTCGCGTCTTGAGATTGCTATGTAATGATATTTCATGTTTTAGCCCCCTTTGCTTAAATACTGGCGGCTTTAAAGCCGCCAGAAATGATTAATTAATTTTTGTGTCTGTCCAGATATTAAGGACAGAGCGAAAACAATTTAATTCATCAACTAAAAAACCACCGTCATTAATATGAAATATTGCATAATCTCCATATTGCTCATTAATATTCTGAACATAATTGTAAAATTCTTCAAAGCGTTCCAAACGGTCAAAATCAAGAACATACCATTTGTGACCAGTTGGGAGAGTTTTTATAAACTCCTCTGCGTTACTCGGGCAACTGAATGCACCAGAAACTTTTACCTTGCTTTTTCGGTCGTCCTGTGTGGCGCGGTCAATTATCGTAAAGACCGCCCATTTAATATTTCTCAAATATTTATTATACATGCCAACACCCCTTGCTAGAAAACTAAGTCTTTCTTTCTTTTTACATCTTCCACGGTGTATGGGAATTTCGTCATCATGACAAAAGCTTTTGAATTATCTTCTGGCACTGTATAACCTCTGTCACGTAACAGATCAGCGATAGTTGTCAAAAAGTGATTGCCGTATCCATAAGTAACTCCAGAAACAACAACATCTTTTCCATTTACAACAGCTTTTACAACGTGGTAGGTGTTTCCATAAGATTTTTGAAACCATCTTTTCGCACTGATCTCTAATGTTTTGATTTTTTTCATTGTTTTTTACCTTCGCCCCTGTTATAATGGGGTTGCCTTTCTTTTAGTTTGGTGCCCGGTTTGGTTTGGAAGTCGACCGGGCTTTTTTTATTTTGTCCAGGAACTAGAATTTTTCAATTAATCGTGATCCGTTTCTTATGTCCTCATTGTGTTGAGTGGTTCGGGCGGTTCCGGTTGTTTGTTTCTTGTGTTCCTTTGTTGATATTATAATAGCATAGTTTAATAATAAAGTCAATAGCATAGTTTAATAAAATGTATAATTTTTTATGATATGTATTTTTACGCTCCATATAATAGGAAGAGAAAAAATAATATGTGAAAACCTGCTATATAATTGACGCATAGTTTAATAAGTGGTATAATTGAATAAAATAATAACAGGAGGGCTAACAAATGGCATTTAAAGAGAAAGAAAAAGAACTCTCTTATATTGCACAATATCAGAAAGATAACTATGATCGTATTACAGTAATGGCACCAAAAGGAACAAAAGAAGACGTTAAAAGAGCAGCCGATCTAAAAGGCGTCAAGATGTCTGCATTTGTTCTGGAGTGCATACAAAAAGAATTGGAAAGAATGAAAAATTAAAGAATAGTTTAATAAAACACTTGACGCATAGTTTAATAAGTGGTATACTGTAACCATAGAAAGGAAGTGGTTGCAGAATGAAAAATATCTATGCTAAAATATCAAATATTGCATAGAATGGACAGTTAAAGAAAAACAACCACACAGCCCCAGGAGGGCGGACAGGAGGGAAAATATGAAAATAAATGAAATGCGCGGAAATCAATTCCTTCCGGGAAACTGTATTTACAGACCGGAGAATTACCCGGAGGACTGGCGGGAACGCCTGGAAGCTGGTGAAGCTATCAGCTACGAAGAGGACGGCAAGCAGTGTCAAATATGGTTAGAGGAAGAAGAGGAAGAATAAAAATAAAGCCCTAGGAAATTATCCAGGGGCTTTTAATATGCTTATTTGTGGCGGCTATGGACAGAGTACAGACCGCCGCCGAGCCTGTTAATATTTTAATAACACAGCTTTTGGCAAATTGTCAAGAAAAATATTTTTAAAATACCGCTTGACATTTTTCTAAAACTTCTTTAGGCTATCAGATAACGAGAGCTGACGGAACTCAGGAAGGGCAGAGGCTGAAAGTACACAGAATCGTTAATTAAACAACACGCATAACAAGCCAGATCACGCCGGATAGAAACTCCTGGAAGGTCTGGCTTTTATTATGCAAATCTGCGAAAATGTAGCCGCCCTTATATTATATATAATTATATAATTATTCTCTGCCCTTCCTAGATTCCTAAAGCTGGAGTTTATTAAAAGATATGCTATACAGTACCGTATAATAATATATAAGATATAAATATAAATAAAGATTATAATATAATACCCTAATTATTATTTATTAATTATTGACAAAATAATGTGTTTTATTTTATGCAAAATTAAATTTGACAAGATATTAAAAACTGTGTTAAGGTATCGGCAACAAAGAAAACAGAATATTTTATTTTGAGTTTTAGAGAATGTACCCGAACACCCGGAAGTTTTCCGGGAATAAGCTTTACCTGGTGACATTCTCTTTTTTATTTGCAAATTAACGTGTTAAAGTGAGGTGATAACATGAAAGATAATACAGTAAATATACAAGACGTAGATATCTATTTAGATAATATTAATATATATGCTGATGAATATATAAATACTGTATTATGTATATCACCAGATAACGAAAACTATAAGAAAGAGGTATCAGATAGCTTTGTAGATATGATTTTTTATATTGCAGATCATATACAAAAGCCAAGTAATGATGATATAGAGCTATTAGATAAAATGTTTAATACTTATGTGAGATTATGCAGTAAATATCATGTATTGCCAACTTTAGAAGTATTTAGCTTTTTAGTTGGGATTAATCGTACAACGTTTACTGACTGGATGAATGGAGTGTATAGAATAAACTCATCACATGGTGACACGGCTAAAAAATGGTTTGATATTTGCAAAAACTGTGCAATTAATAGACTGCATAACCAGACCGGAACAAATGCGAATTTGATATTTGTTGCAAAAGCTGCATACGGCATGGCAGAAACTGCACCAGTGCAAGCCACGCAGCAGTACGGCGTACCACAGCAAACCGCACAGCAGATCGCAGAGAAACACAAAGCCGCTTTGCAGCTTCCAGAGATGGAAAAACCGGAACTATAACAGTAAAAATACTATATGTTGTGATTGCGAGAGAATTGATTCTATATCTAGTGATACGCATTGTCCAAATAGGGTACACCATAAAAAGACATTTTATAAAACACTGTTTTTTGTGCAATATTACAATAGATTTTGCATAGCATTCCCTTGATTACTGCCGAAGGCATACGATAAACAGCGACCAGGCAAGGACAGCGGGTCCCATGGGGCGGCGGGCTGACTTGCCAGCGTCCACACTGGATAACCGGGAGGGGGTTATATATAGACCTCTGGCTGGCGTAGTCAGTTCCCCGAGTTTCCGAAAAAACAAAAAAGCTCTCCTTAACATGGCAGGGATAGTGATTGCAACACGAAAGCCGTAAGCCTTAACTGTTTCTCTGCCATACTAAAAATAAGGCAAAAAAAAGAAAGAGGTTTTTATTCCTCTTTCTTAATATCATCCATTGAAAGTTTTATGACATGATCTGGATTAGTTTCAATAATCAATCGGCAATCGAGATAATCCAGTATTTCAATCAGTTCATCTGCCGATATGCTGTTTCTTGAAAATTTATTTGTCAAAGACTGCGGTAATATTCCAAGATGATTAGCCAATTGAATATTTGTAACTTGTTTTAGTTTCATGATTTGTTTAATTTTTTGAGAAACGATAAGAATCACCTCCTAATACTTATATCATAATCAAAATCGTTTAATCAGTCAATTAAAATATTTCAAAATGATTATATTTTACTTGAATATATAATCGAAATGATGTATAATTTTCTTATAAATAAACGGGAGGGATTATACATGAAAGTAGGATATGTAAGAGTTTCAACAGTAGATCAGAATGAAGCGAGACAGATTGAAGCAATGAAAGCAGATGGTGTTGAGAAAATTTATATGGATAAAAAATCTGGGAAAGATTTCAATCGTCCAGAGTATCAGAAAATGATTGCTTCTCTTCAGAAAGGTGACATTCTGGTAATCCATTCGATTGACCGACTTGGAAGAAACTACGAAGAGATTATTACTGAATGGCGAAAAATCACAAAAGAGATTGAAGCGGATATTATTGTACAGGATATGCCGTTGCTCAATACTACGCAAAACAAAGACTTGACAGGAACACTGATCGCAGACATAGTTTTGCAGCTTCTCTCATATGTAGCGCAAAGAGAAAGAGAAAATATTCGGCAGCGTCAAAAAGAAGGTATTGCAATTGCAAAAGCCCAGGGCAAATACAAAGGCCGTGCCAAAAAAGAGATAGATAAGGAACTTTTCAATGAAACTAAACGTAGCTGGCAAAGAGGGGAAATAACTAAAGTACAATTTGCCGAGATTATGGGAGTTTCAAGAAGCACGCTATATAAACTTTTAGAGGGGGATAAAGATGATTGATTTTACAAATAAGTGCATTGTTACAGAAAACAATGTTGAATCAGAACAGTTGCTTAAAAAAGCAATAGCTCAAGGGTTCAACTTGCCAAAAGGCCAAAAAGCAATAGAATCACATAGATATTTTCATTTTATTGGAAGTCCATATAAACATGTTGTGGCTCCTTATGAAGTAAGCTCCAGTGACTTCAACAAGGCGGTTAGATATTCGGAGTTGTTCGGTGATGAGCAAGACGAACTAAGAAAAATTGTTGATTCAGCTGCAAGATGGTGCCGGGCATATGGATATGAACATTTGAATGTATATGCAAACGAAGAGCTTGAAAGCTATACAGGAAAAGCCATTGCAAAGACAACAGACAATATCATACAGCGTGTTGATGTTGAAATAAAGAAACCACGTAAACTGACTGTTTCAGAGTTGGAAGCATACTTAGGATATCCAATTGAAATTGTAAGTTGAGGTAAATGCTCATGAAACCAAACCCACAATCCGAATCCATCCGCATCCGGTTTTCCGAAAAACAGAAAAAAAGGCTCCTGGAAGAGAAGAACCGGACGGACAGGAGTGTATCGGATATTGTAAGACGGGCAGTTGATGAATATTTTGGGAGGAAAAGACGTGCTTAAATTTTTTTCAAAAAATAAAAAAGGCGTTTCAGTTCCAGAAGAATACGAAAAGAAATTCCCGAATGCAGATACCAAACGCATAAGGAAAGACAATATAGTTGTTCATTCGAGTGGAATATGTGCAGATGGGAAATTTTACAACACAGAAAATGCAGAAAAGATATTTACCGATAATATTGACTGCGACCATTACGGATATACATGTTATTCAGAAAAGACTTATTTTTTAACAGCAAAGGGAAATTGGTTTTCAGCATTTACAGTTATTAATGGCTATAGAGAAGAGAACCAAGAAGAAAATACAATAACAACGTGGGTACATATTGCTTATGGCTCTTTGCAAGTTGAAGACAAAGAAAATATAAAAATATTATTGGGAAGGAAAGACATTGACCTTTACAAGAAATATTTCTGGGAGGTGGAAGAAGGATGATGAATTATTTTTTATACAGTATTGGGAATGATGTCCGTTCATGTGAAAAAGAAGAGTATATTCCAAGAGATGCTACTGGAATACTTAAAGTACAAAATGGAGAAGTATTTTCAAAGGAAAACGGAGAATGGAAAAAGTTATCCATGCTATACGCACCAATAAGTGATAACAAGGATAGTCTTCCCGAATCCCCCATTGATGTAGCGTCTATGCTTATCAATGCCACAGTAACTAACGAACTACCGACTGAGAAAATTCCACCGTCTTCATTATTGGAGCAGAAAACATGGGAAATTCCAAAATACAACATTCTACAGTTGGAAGAGATTGCGAAACACCTCCTTCTCTACTGTGAAACTAAAAGAAAGGGGCGCGAAGATGTCTTTAGTAAAAATCACAAACCCCAACCCCAATGATTGGCTCGGCACAAAATATTTCATTGATGGAAATGAAGTTCCGAGAGTAAGATCAATAAATTTCCATACCACAGTAGATGAAATTCCAGTATTTGAGTTTGAAATGATGGCTGTCCCAGACATTGAAATGGAATGCTTGGCACAAATCGGTGTCACTTCTCAATCAATTACTGACGCAATTTCAGTTTTAAGGCACGAACTGCTACAACACGGAGAAATTTACAATGGATTCAAAGCAAGCCTAAAATCGGCTTTAGAATCCTACAATTACTGTGGAATGCCATTTGAGCCAGAAGAAGAGATTGCAGAAAAGATTTTGAATTTCTTAATTGGGGAGGAAAAAGGAAATGAATGCACTTAATGTAATCGGAACAGCTGTAAATCTTGCATTTTTCGTTCTGGTTCTTGCTGGAACTTTAGCCATACTGGACGAAGAAGGAAAGACAAACGTAATACAGATTTTATTCTGCATTTGTTTAGAAATATGTTTCGCACTTAATATTTTTTTAATCTGCACGAGGTGACAAATGTATTTACCGATTCCAATTGGAATTATCCCGATTGAGTTAATCGAAAGGGTTAAATTCATAAAAGCGCCGCTTCGACTTAATCCATGTAGGTTCGGGAAAGCCTATGAAAGTGATAAGTCGAGGCATCCAGAGTAGCGTAAGCTCTTATTGATGAATACGCCAGGAATTATTGAATATTTAGAAAAAGAAAATTTCCCTCCTGGAAAAGAGTAATCAGTAAGAGCGGAAAGTTTATATACTTGTTTAGCTTAATATCACGACTTCCCCGGTTTTAATGGTGCGCCGGGGTTGATGGGCTATCGCCAAACGGTTAAGGCACAGCACTTTGACTGCTATATTTGCTGGTTCGAATCCAGTTAGCCCAGTTTGCGGTTTTGCTAACGCCGCAAGTTCATTTTATAACACTCTTTTCTGAAATCTAAAAGCGTTTCAGAAAACCTTTGTTGCGGTTAGTGGTCAAGAACTGCAACAGTGCCGGATTGTTTGTCATGGCGGTCAAATAATTCGGTATCTCAGGAAGCTTAGTTCAGCGGTAAGAGCAATGGCCTCATAAGCCGTAAGTCCTGGGTTCGAATCCCAGAGCTTCCATTTCTTCTAAATGCCATTCATCCGTAATATGGGTGGAAAAAACTTCCAGTTGAGCGTGTGGATTAGGTAAATTTATGTGCGATACGGCGTAGCTTAAATGGATCTGATTTCCCGGCTGGTATATCTCAGAGTTAAAAATATTAACGCAGCGCACGTTAATAAAAGGAGTTTTCAAGAGATGCCGTCCAAAGACGCATAAAAATATCCAGTGAATCTACAGCACTAAAACTTGTAGATAGTGGAAAGCATAACACGATAAACCTATTGCTAACCCGGTTTTTCCGGGTTCCGGCAGGATAGAGAAGTGGAATCTCGCAAGGCTCATATCCTTGAGAACGGCGGTTCGAATCCGTCTCCTGCAATTCCATCTACCAGGTGTAGATAGGATATCTTACTTTAGCATATCTATTGTTGGTTTTTAGACGAGGTGGCTCAATTGGACAGAGCAATGAGAATATTAGTCATGTTTGTGACTATAACAGCAATTTACTCCATTACAAGGCATAGGTTGGTGGTTCGAATCCATCCCTCGTCACTGCCCCGGTTATCGGTTACGGAAAACCGATTAGAACATGTTTGTGTTCTTCACTGCAAATAATTTTATGGGTTCAAATCCTGTCGGGGCAATTATGTGATGCTTACAGCAATCATTTTGTACATAACTGTTAATTATGAAACCAAAAAGCATCATGAAATTTATGGGACGCTTACAGCAACTCACTTAAATAAAATCTAATTCGTATATTTTATATTTTTCGTGTCCTGAAAGGAGAAGAAACATGGATTTTGCAAATGCAATGAAACAAGAAAACAAATTTACAAGAACCGAAAACGGAGCAGTTGCACTGAATACTACAAGTGATGCAAGACTTGACCTGTTCGGAACTATTGGTGCATTGAGAGAAGCTGATGAAAATAGAATCACCACTTTATTCTCAGAAGCATTTGCACAGGATAAACTCTTTGCCACAAAGATTGCTTTTTATGCAAGAGATATTCGTTGTGGGCTTGGAGAGAGAAAAACTTTTCGAACCATTATCCGTTACATGGCTGAACATCATCCAGAAGCACTTAGACCAAACCTCGATTTAATTGGAGTGTTCGGAAGATATGATGACCTCTATGAACTGATTGGAACACCATTGGAAGATGATATGTGGAAAACCATGAAAAATCAGTTCGAGGAAGATTTGAAGAATCTTAATGAAGGAAAAGCAATTTCTTTACTTGCTAAATGGATTAAGACTGCTGATGCAAGTAGCAGAGAAACTAGGAAGTTAGGAATCTTGACTGCACAGAAGTTGGGTTATCCAGTCTACAACTTTAAGAGAATTGTTCGTAGCATGAGAAAACAGATCGGTGTTGTTGAAAGCCTTATGTCTGCCGGTAAATGGAATGAGATTAAATATCCAGAAGTTCCGAGCCGTGCAATGATGATTTATCGCAAGGCCTTTGCAAAACATGATCCAGATGGATTTAATGATTTTATTAATAAGACTGATAAAGGAGAAGTTAAAATCAACGCTTCAACTTTGTATCCTTATGACATCGTGGAAAAAATCCTTTACGGACGAGAGAACAATAAAGTTCTTGAAGCACAATGGAAAGCACTCCCAAATTACATAGAACAGGGAACAAATGCTTTGATTATGGCTGATGTATCCGGTTCAATGTATGGAAGACCAATGGCAACATCAATCGGATTGGCAATATACTTTGCCGAAAGAAATGTTGGGGCATACCACAATTTGTTTATGACATTTTCGAGCAATCCAGAAACAGTTGTTTTAAAGGGTGAAACCCTTTCACAGAAAATCAATAATGCTAAAAGGGCTGATTGGGGCAATAGTACAGACCTTAAAGCTGCATTTGAAAAGGTGCTTGATATAGCAGAAAAAAATAATATTTCACAGGAAGAAATGCCGAAAGCTATTGTCGTAATTTCTGATATGGAAATTAATTATTGTGGAAATCGAAATTGGTCGTTTTATGATAAAATGGCAAACAAGTTCCATAAAGCCGGATACGTTATTCCAAACGTTATCTTCTGGAATGTAGCCAGCAGACATGATGTATTCCATGCAGATTCCAAGAGAAAAGGCGTGCAACTTGCAAGTGGTCAATCTGTAACAGTTTTCAAACAGATTTTACAGAATCTTGGATACAATCCGATTGAAGCTATGGAAAATGTAATTAATTCAGAGAGATACGATTGTATCAAAGTCGAATAAATAAAATGTGAAAATCAACTCAGTTTCTAAACTGTCCGTGACAGGCGGTGATATGAAACATAGCTCAGTGGTAGAGCAATGATATTGAATATCATGTGACACAGGTTCGATTCCTGTTGTTTCTATCTGGCAAATTGCCATTGCCAGAAGTTGCATTTTCCCCCTAAAGTTCCAGTGTTTCTCGTTGGGAGATTTATGCCGTTCAAGTCGGCACACTGGATTTTTTTAACAAGAGGTGTTTATGGAAGAAAAATGTTGTAAGAATTGTAGAAAACATGATGACTTCACATGGGTTTGTTTTAACGGTGATAGCGAATATTGCGCAGACTTTACTGAACCAGAGTGCTGTTGCGAGTTTTGTGAGGGAAAAGAAGACAGAAAACAAGGAGGCATAGTACCGATGAGTGAACTTTTTGAACTTATAAATAGAGGTGGTTTAATCGATGATTTTAAGATAGAAAAATCCAAAGATGAACCACCTACACAACCAATAAAGTTAGCTGATTGGCTGATTGACAGAGAATTGAAAGATGGAATTCGTCTGTATGGGAAAAATGATCTTAGAAAAATTGCAAATTATTTATTAAATTACTGTGGTGATGAAAATGATTGAAGTAGGTGGAAAAGAAATAAAAGACGAATGCTCACACTGCGGAAATATTCTTGAATGTGAGTTGTTTCGCCAGGGACATGGAATAAAACAGGAACGTGAAAACATAGCAAAGATGATTGAATGCCAGATGAAGCATAGGGAGAAGAGGGAATTTGAATGCTAGATTTACTTGATAAACGCAATTGCCCTGTTTGCGGTGGAATATTGAAATGTGAAAATGCCGATTTCACGAACCCTTTTATAGAAAAAGGACTCTTTTTAAATGTGAAATGGCAATGCACCAATTGCGTCGCTGAATATACTGCAAAACTTGAATTAACCCCAAACGGATATGAGGTGCAAGACCGTGAAGCACATATTAATGTAGAGGATAATTTTTCGGCTGAAAAATTTATGCTTGGAAGAAACAATTTTCAAAGACAGAGGTGGTAAATATGAAATTTGAGGATATGGCAAACTGGACAGAGGAACAGCTAAAAAAAGAGGTTGTGAGACTATCTGAAGAATGTGAGAAGAAGCAGCATATAATCCTGGACTATGAAGCTTTATCGGAGACAATTAACCAAAAGCTTCTTGAAAATGATAACTGGAAGATTCCGATTGATGGAATTGAAAATGTAGATACTGGTCATCCATCTATAGAATGGTATGAACAACGACACCAGGATGACTGTATTAGAATCAACGAGTTAACTGTTACTGTTGACACATTGGTTGACCGATACGCTAATTTAAGGAAAAACAAAGGGATGTGCTGATATGGGTGAAAAGGAAGAATTAAAGCATTTCTTTACATGTAATGGAAAAGTTATTGAAACAATACCAGAGATTTCAATTTCGGATGGTACTGTTATCGAAGGCGGTATTCTTCACAGAAATGAGGACGGTACACTTTGTAGCATAGGCAAGCCATTAAGTATTGAATTTGAATGTAAATTCAGTGATGAACTATTTTGGACACTAGTTGCCCCAGACCGAATAAACCAGAACAATTTCCGTAAAATACATGGGATTCCGAAGCGGAGGAAAATTAATGGATCAAGAAAAAATAAGCATTGAAGAAGCCATGAAAATTGGTTTTAAGAAAATACCAAATAACTGCTTAAAAATGAATAAAAAGCCAAAATTTAGACAAATTGCTGGAAGAAAAGGGAAACGGAAATTTGATAATGTTTTTAAATCTGTTGCGCGGCGAATGATAAAAAGGGCAGCCAAAGAGGGAAGACCAATAAAGCATAAAAGAAATAGAAAGGTAAATAAATGAGCATTAAGTCAGCATTAGAATCCGAAGGAATAGATTTTTCTGAATACATGAACCCACCCGAACCGTGGAATGGACAGGCATTATTGAGGAATATCAATGGAGTGAAATACGCCTGTTGCCCTTTTTGCCAAAAGAAAGCACTTCCGATTAGCCCAAACACGAAGATTCAGCACTTGAAGTTAAAATGCAAGGGTAGCAACTGTAAGAAAGAGTTCGAGGTGAATGTATGAACACAAAACGGATTAAATGTATTTTGACAGGTGGATGCAAGTTCAAAAGTTCGGATACAGAATCGAAATGCAATGATAAAGAAAAGACTTGCACCATTACAGAAACTTGCTACAAATGTGGGAAGAAGTACACTGCCGTATTTACCTACAAACAATTAGGGATTCCAGTGAGGTGAATGTATGAATTGGTTTAAAGAAAAATGTTCCCACCTATATGAGGAAATTGGGAAATGCTATGACAGAATAGATTACGGAAATGGTACTCATATAAATGCTTATATTGTAAAAAAATGCAAAATATGCGGAAATATTACAGCCAAGACTGTATATTCAAATGAATTTACAAGGTATACATCTCCTGTAAGAGTTGATGATTGTGTAAAAAAACTGATAGCTAAAGGATATGTTGACAAGGTTGATTTCTTTTTGGAACACGAAAATGATAATATACCGTGGAAATAAATGGAGGTCTATTGAGTGAAGAAGGCAAGAAAAATATGTTGGATAATTGCGAATTTTATTATATTCAAGTGGGTAGCAGATTATTTGATAGCCACAATTCAAATAATGGTTGAAAATCATTGGGGATTTTCGGCAGTACCATTACTGTTTATGGCAATATTCGCAGAGTGGAAAGTAATTGAAAATATTTTTACGGAATTAAAAAGATGATTTTATCAAGTGAGGATATGTATGACAAAACAAGAAGCTGTAGTAATTGAAACCTATACAGGAATTTGTATGCTTGTAGGAGATGATCGCCGACTTGCATATGAATATGCAGAAAAACTTTTAGGTCATCTGATATATACACATGAATTTCCAAAATATGCTGACAAGCTGAAAGAACTTAGTAAGCCAGATTTTATTGAAATTTGTAGAAAGTTAGGTGATTGAATGAATCCAGTATTTATATTTCTAGTGATATGTGGAGCGGCAGTAGTATGGTTCCTGCTTTACAAATTATTTCAACCACTAGGTAAATTATTGAACCACATTGGCAGAAATGCTATTGATGAGTTAAATAAAGACGAAAGTCAAAAAGAGGAGGATAATAAATGAAAAAAGGACTTTTAGGTGGAATTGGATTAGCTGTTGTAATCATTGCAGGACTTATATGTGTTGCAAAGTGCAGTGTGAGAGTTCCGGCTGGTTACATTGCGGTAGAGTACAAAATGAACGGAGGAATCTCTAAGAATGTACTTACACAGGGATGGCATTTGATTTCACCTACAGTAAAAACTTCACTGTATTCCGTTGGAATCGAGCAGTCTTATCTTACATCTGAGGATAAGGGCGATTCTCCAAAAGATGAAAGTTTCAAGACACCAACGGCAGATGGAAAATCGCTTCAAGTCGACCTTGAATTTTCTTATAAATTCGATCAGAGCAGAGTAACTGATGTATTTACTCAGTTCAAAGGTCAATCCGGGGAATCTGTGAAAAATACTTTTATTAAGCCTAAGATGAAAGCATGGACGCAGGAAGTAACTGCGAAGTATCCAGTAACAGATGTTTTCGGTGATAAACGCCAGGAACTGAATGAAGCACTTGACGAATATCTTAAGCAGAAGTTTGAGCCATACGGAATTATTATTGATACAGTAAACTTTACTTCCATTTCTACTGATGATGAAACACAGGCCGCAATTCAGAAGAAAGTGAACGCTCAACAGGAGCTTGAACTTGCAAATATTGAAGCTAAGACAGCAAAGGTACAGGCTGACAAGGATAAAGAAGTTGCACTGATTGCTGCTGAACAGGAAAAGGAAAAAGCATCTATCCAAGCGGAACAGGCTAAAATTGATGCAGAAGGTAAAGCTGAAGCTATTAAGATTAAAGCAGAAGCTGAGGCAGAAGCAAATAGAAAAATCGCAGAATCTCTTACTCCCGAACTGATTGAAAAACAGAAAATTGATAAATGGAATGGTGAAGTACCAAAAATTCAAGGAAGTAACACTTCTACCATCGTAGATACAAGAGATATGACAGCTGATGAGAATGCTAAATAATAAATAAAACAGTCAAGAGAGCCACATGAGAGCCAGACTAAATCCTAAAAAGAAAGGAGGTCTGGCTCTATTTTTATGGGAAAAATTACAGAAGGCTCGCTTGAATGGTATCGGGAAGTGCTGAATCAAATTATCAGTAGTGATATGACAATCTATCAGAACCAAAAAGATTGCCTTGATTTGCTCTTGAACATGAATATTGACCTTCATTTCGACAAGAACCAAGAAGCACGGAAAATGGCTATGAAAGTAAGTCAATACTCACATAACATAGCAGAGAAGTGTGCTGCATTAACTGGCAGTGGTGACTTTGATGATATCTACTGGCAGTATTTGTTACTGGAAGCACCACATTTATTTGAAAGTTACTTGCTTTATATGGAAAAAAATAGACCAGACAGCAAGAAATTTTATATTCCACGAAGAAAAACACTACATGTGGTAGCCCAAGACCTACAAGATTTGGAAGAAAGAAAGATAGAGTTTTACGGTTTATCGCTTCCGAGCCGTGTTGGAAAATCCACTATGTGTATTTTCTTTATGTCATGGATAATGGGTAAAAGACCAAATAGCCATAGTGCCATGGGTGGTCATTCTGGAAAACTGGCAAAAGGATTTTACGGAGAACTTCTTAATCTCATTAATACACAGGAATACAACTATAGTGAAATTTTTCCACAGTCGAAACTTCAAAAACAGAGTGCTGATGATTTTGAAATAAACCTGGACAAGCCAGATAGATTTGCAACAATGACTTGCCGTGGTATTGAAGGTACTTGGACAGGTGCCGTTGATATTTCTTCCGATGGTTATTTGTATGTGGATGACCTTGTAAGAGATAGACAACATTCATTAAGCCCCACCCGATTAGAAAACACATATCAAGAATATCTAAACAAGATGGTTGACCGTAAGATTGATGGTGCAAGAGAACTTATGGTTGGAACCAGATGGAATTTATATGACCCTCTTGGAAAAATCGAGAAGCTAAATCGGGATAATCCAATGTATCGGTTTAGAAAAATTCCAGCTTTGAACGATGATGGTGAATCCAATTTCGATTATGAGTATGGCGTTGGATTTTCAACAAAATATTATGTTGATATGAAAGCTAGGTTAGACGCTAACGAATGGGAAGCCAAATATCAGCAAAAGCCCTTCTTGCGTGAAGGAATTGTGTTTGCAGCTGACGAATTGAGATATTATAACGGCGTTCTCCCAGAAGGTGGATTTGTTAAAAATGTTTCTGCTTGCGATGTTGCGTGGGGTGGTGGCGATAGCTTATCAATGCCAGTGGGTGCAGAATACGAAAATGGAGATGTGTATATATATGACTGGATTTTTAGCACAGCTCCAAAAGAAGGAACATTGCCATTAGTTGTTGGAAGAATCATGGGAAATAATATTCAATCTATCAATTTTGAAGCAAATAATGGTGGAGATATGTATGCCTATTATGTAAATGAACGCTTGAAAGAACATAAATACGCTTGCAGCACGACAAGTACAAAAGCACCTTCAAAACAAGCAAAAAAAGAAAAAATAAATCAATATTCCGGGGATGTTAAGCAAAATTTTATATTTTTGGCTCCGAAATATCAAGATAAACAGTATCAAAAGGCTATGGATGAATTAACTACATTCGTCTATATTGGTGATAATGAACATGATGACGCTGCCGATGGAGTTACGCAGCTTGCAATAACGCTTGCCGGCAAAAGATTTGCAGAAGTAAAAGCAACCAAAAATTTTATGTGGGGAAGGAGATAGAGTATGATGACTACAGCTCAATATTTACGCCAGATTGAAAATTATGATAACAGAATCAAAAATAAGCTTATCGAAGAAGAACAGCTCAGTTCTCTTTCCACAAGTGTATCTGCAATTCCTGTTGGAGAAAAGGTACAAACTTCTGTAAAACGTGATCCGATGGGAGATATGATTGCGAAGATATTTGATCTGCGAGAAGAGATTTCAGAAATGATATCTGAATTTTTACAAAAAAGACAAGAAATAGTCCGAACCATAGAACAGGTTGAAGATCCATTACTATATGACATATTATTTAAGCACTATGTTGAGTACAAATCTTTGGTTCGCATTGCAGATGAGATGGGTTATTCAGAGATTCACATTAAAAAAAAGCATTTAAAAGCCATAGCAGAAATAAAAAAGATAAAAGGTTTCGAAAGATGATACCGAAGTATACTGAATGATACCACCAATATGTGTAAAATATAAAGTAGAGCATTGGATTGAAATATCCAGTGCTTTTTATTTTGTAGAAAGGATGGTTCGGCTCGTGAGAAATACAATGAATTTTGTGGATTTATGCCGAGGTGAGTTCGGGAGAAAAGTAGCCTACACAGGCGTTGACCGAATCACTCCACAAAATGTAGTAAAGGTAGTATCTGATACTATTGGCATACATAATAGAAACCGAACATTGATTGATTACTTGTATCGGTACATGAAAGGCGATCAGCCGATATTATACCGAAACAAAATAGTCCGTCCAGAAGTTAATAACAGAGTGGTTGAAAACCACGCATTTGAAACTGTGAAATTTAAAGCTGGACAGATTTGCGGGGAGCCAATCCAATATGTATGTAAAAAGAAAAATGCAGACGAAAAAATAAATGAGCAAGTTGACCTTCTGAATGATTATCTGGATGAAGCCAATGCAGATGCAAGAAACATCCAAAGGGCAATATATCAGAGTGCAACAGGAACTTCCTATAAGGCTATTCTGAAAGAAGAGGACTGGACAAAAAACGGAGATTTACCACCGTTTAGAATCTTTATTCCATATCCTGGTGATTGTTACATTGTATACTCACAGAGAAATGGGAAACCAATGCTTTCCGTGCAGATTTTAAAAGATGAAGATGAACAGCAATATTATTTATGTTATTCAAAGAACCAGTTTTTTGAAATCAAGAATGGAAAAGTGACTAACTACGGCATCAATGGTTTTGGTGGCATTCCTATTGTTGAATGTCCGAATAATCACGACAGACTTTCAGATGTTGAAATTGCAATCACCTTATTTGATGCAATTAATAAATATCAGTCTGATAGATTAAATGGCGTGGAACAGTTTGTGCAAGCCTTTATGAAGTTTAAAAACTGCGAGATAGATGAAAACGAGTTTTTGAAAATGGTAAAACTTGGTGCTATCTCTGTTAAAGATACTGGAAATGGCTGTCAGTCAGATGTTGAACTGATGACCGCTGAACTGAACCAGTCAGAGAGCCAGATTGCGAAGGATGATATCTACAATAATATGCTGATTGTAGAAGCAATGCCAAACCGCCAAAGCAATAGCGGAGGGGATACAGGAAATGCTGTATACCTTCGCAATGGATGGGACTTTGCAGAGAGAGATGCAAAATTGGTAGAAGCATTCACCAAGGAAGCTGAAAAGGAATCTGCTAGAATTATTCTGAATATTATCCGTGGTACATCAAATGATGTTAATATCTCAACCAGAGATTTTGATGTAAAGATAACCAGAAACCCAACAGACAATATGCTTGTAAAAGCACAGGCACTTGATTATCTGTTTAAAAATAAAATTCATCCGCTTATTGCGCTGATTACCTGTGGGCTATTTAGTGATCCGCAGAAAGTCTACGAAATGAGTTTACCGTATCTGGGAACTATTTACCCGGAACTGGCAGACCCGGAAGCGGAAATGCAGAAAGCACAGCAATTACTTGACGGAAAGTTTCAAAATCCGTCCAAAACAGAACCAATGGCAAATTCTCCATCTAACGAAGAATGAACCAAATCTCGATTATTTAAGGAGTTTTAGAAAAATCTAAGGCTTCTTTTTTAATACCCAAAATCAAATAAATTGCAACAGCCCGTGAGCGTAAATCGGGTACAGACCATGTGCGGAGCGAACCGTGTTGAAAAAGCGTATTGGACTGGAAGAAAGGAGATTTCAATGACAAGAGAACAGGCAAAACAGGCACTTATCGGTATGGGAGTTGCAGAACCTTCCGAGGAACAGGTTTCTAAGCTTCTTGATTCTATTTCTGCTGAAACTAAGAAAGAGAAAGACAAAAATGTTTCTCTGAAGGAAAAAGCTGAAAAAGCAGATTCCCTGGAAAAAGAGTTGGAAGAGTTGAAAAAGCAGAACATGACCGAAGCAGAACGGCTAGAAGCTGAACGCAAGAAAGAAAAGGAAGCAGTGGATAAGGAGTTAGCTGATTTGAAAGCTGCGCTTGCAGAATCCAACAAAAAAGCCCTTACCAGTGAAATTACTTCTATGTTCGCAAATGCAGGACTTTCAACCGAAACATACGCGAGTGCTATTAAAGCATACGCATCTGCACCGTATGAGAAACCAGAAGATGCAATGAAAGAAGTCGAAACTTTTGTTAAGGGAGTTTCCGAAGCAAATAAAACAGCACTTGATACCGCAAAAGCAGCTTGGGAGAAGGAAGCATTGGAAAATACTCCTAATCCAGGAGGCGGTAGCGGCGGCAAACCTACAGTGAAAAGTGATGCTGCTGAATTTGCAAAAGCTTACTCAGCAAAAATGAACCAGGAAACCAAATCAGCGGACGATAACGCCCCTGTAAATATTTAAGTAAAGGAGATATAAATAATGGCTTTTATGAAAACAGAGCAGTATGAGTCCACTCCAAATATTCTCGAATCTGAGGTTGGACTTGTACTTAAAACCTACACAGCAGACCAGACAAATGCTGAAACAGTTGGAAATAAGAAAATTATTAAAGCAGGTTCCGTATATCCAACAAATGCGACAGGTGCACTCGGCATTGTATTTGAAGATGTTGATATGACAGATGATACTAAGAGACCAATTTCTGTGATTGTTGCAGGCCGTGTTCTCGAAAAGAGACTTCCAGTAACAGTTGACACTACTGCAAAAACAGAGCTTGAAAAATCCGGAATTGTTTTTGTAGTCACAGAAGACCCAGTATTTTAAGGAGGTATGACAAATGCCATTTAATATTTTGGAATCAATTACCCAAGAAGAAAGACTTAACTTTTCTCAGAATTTCAGCGTTAAAAGACCAGGTATTCTTGACACCATTTTCCCAGATACAAAAACCCAGTATCTGAAAGCAGAGTATTACAGACTTATGGCTGGACAGAATCTCCCGGAAGTTGCATTCGTCCACGCTCTTGATAGCGAAGCAGAAATCGGCACAAGACCTGGATTTGAAAAAGTCCTGACTGAAAAACTCTTCATTAAGAGAAAAATCAATCAGTCCGAAAACTTACGGCAGGCAATTGAAAATGGTGTGCCGGATAATGAAGCGCTGAAAAACTTTGTATTTGATGATGCAGCCAGACTGTTCGAGGGCGTTGTTACAAGAGCAAATGTTATGAAAGGACAGTTCCTTTCCACTGGTGCTGTAACAATCAAAGAGAACCATGTTGACATGGGAATTGACTATGGCGTTCCAGCAAGTGCAAAAGTAACGCTTACTGATTGGTCTAAGCCAGATGCAGATATCATGGGCGATATCCAGAAAATGGTAGCTGTAGCAGAAGGCAATGGCTATGTAGTAAACAAAGCTGTTACTTCTCTTAAAATGATTAACTACATGCGGAACAACACTGCAATGCAGACAGCTGTTCTGGGTGCTGCAAATAAAAGGCTTCTCACAAAGCAGGAGCTTGCCAATCTGCTTATGCAGGAATATGGAATCACAATTGATCGTTGTGATGAGAACTTTAATTTCAGAAAAGCAGATGGAACCCTGAAAACAGCCAGATACCTCAAAGAGGATGTATTTACTCTGTATGAAGCAGATGCTAACGGTTCTTTCGGTGTTGGCCTCTGGGGTGTGACACCAGAAGAGCTTGAATACAGACAGTTTATACAGGAAGAGAATCGTTCCTTTGTTACTCTTTCCATGTGGGCTACACAGGATCCGGTTGCAGTATGGACAAAAGCATCCGGTATGTTCGTTCCTGTTGCACCAAAAGCAAACGGTGGTATCGTGATCGGTACCAAAGCGGGGGAATAACCGGGCATAGTCTCGATGAAAACAGCCAGTCACCATCTGTAGCAAGCGTGAATGATACATCAACACACAAGTATACAGAAAGCGAGTTGTCTAATATGACTGTATCTCAGTTAAGACAGCTTGCAAGTGACAACGGCTATGCCCTGACAGCAACTAATAAGGCTGGAATAATATCAGAGATTTTATCTCAGAAAAGGTAGGTGACTTAAATGGACGAACAGCTTATAGAAGATTTGACAAATTATCTTGAAGATGATGTAGAAACAGCGAGGATGATTCCTCTTTCAGCAGAGAGGGCTATTCGTTCATTTAAGAAGAAAAGGAATTATCCTTCATCCTACAGTGATGAGAAAATAAATTCCGATATGGAAAACTGCTATGATTGCATATTTGATTTGGCTCTTTTCTTTCTGGTGAAACAGGGAGCTGAATTTCAAGGATCACATTCCGAATCTTCTGTAAACAGAAATTGGACTTCCGAAACTGAAATTTATGTAAATCATGGTGTTTTTCCATTTATCGGATTCTAAGATGGTGTGTGCGTGATACGTCAATCCTCCCACGTATCGCAGGGGTGCTTCAAATTAGGTGGGTAGAAGCAATATCTTAAAAAATGGGAGTGATGGAAAGGAATAGCGATGGGATGTGAACACGAGTGTATCAACGAACACCGCTTGGAAGAATTGGAAAATGCCGTCCGTGAGATGAAAGAAAAGCATTCCAAAAGGGATGAAGGCTTTTTTAATCGTATCAATGCGCTAGAACAGAAAATTGCTTTATACAACAACGATCTGGGACACATCAAAGATACAGTTGACGAAATGAACGACAATTTAAAAGCACTCATGGAAAAACCAGGAAAATTACAGGACAAAATTATTGCTTATGTCATAACTGGCATAATTGGTATTGTTTTAGGCTTTGCTCTTAAAGGCATTTTCCCGGTGTAATATTGATTCCACTAACAGGGAGGACGGTGGAATGGATAATTATAAAGACTTTTCAGAAGATGAAAGAATCTTCTATTTGCGTGAAGCTGGATTTGATTCCAGAGAAAAAGAGTTATTCCGATTGCGTGTTTACGAAGAAAAAACACTTGCAGAAGCTTCAGAAATCATGGGTTACAGCACAAGAACCGTAGACCGCATAAACAGAAAATTAAAGAAGAAAATTATGAAAGTCGCCCCGATGTATTGTCGGGGCTTTTCTTTGTATTCATAGAAAATGGCGTATTTATGGCGTTATCATGGCGTGTTAATTAACCTCTTATTATTGTAAAATATAGTTATAAAAACAAGGGAGGTTTGAGATATGCAGTATGGTAATCCGTATTTTGCACAACCATTTCAACAAATACAACCGTATCAAGATAGATTAGCACAATTGCAGAATAGTTATCAGCAGGCAATGCCATACGGACAGGCACAAATTCAACAACCAATGCCACAAGTGCCACAAATCCCCATGTTGCAAGGACAGATGGTTGATGGCATTGATACTGTAAAGGCAAAAGATGTAGATATGTCCGGTAATCCTGTTTATTATCCAAAAACAGATGGAACAGAAATATATAGAAAACAATTACAGGCAGATGGAAGAAGTAGAATTTTTGTTTATCGACTTATAAATCCGGAAGAACAACAGCAACCAAAGGCAGAAGAAAAACCGATTGACATAGAAGCTATGTTTAATCAGCTTCGGAACGATGTTTGTTCTGAGATTTCCGAAATAAAGAGTATGTTTCCGACACAAATGTCTGGAACATCTGAACCCAAGCAGAATGGAGGTAAACAGAGATGATGAATCCAATGCAACTTATGCAGATGATACGTGGTGGAGGGAATCCTCAACAAGCCATAATCAATATGATGAAACAGCAATCTGGAAATAATCCTGTAATTGACAATGCAATTAACATGATGGAAAAAGGTGATAATGCAGGAATTGAAAAACTTGCAAGAAATCTTTGTAAAGAAAGAAATATTAATCCAGACGATATACTGTCGCAGGTTAAGAACCAGTTTGGAATAAAATAAATTCGCTACAATAATTAAAAGAGCCGCGGTCTTTTGATTTTGTATAAATTACAAAAATCAATAAGGAGGTAATCGCTATGATGAATGGTGGATTATCAGCAAGCGATGTCGCTGTATTAAGCGGCTCTAATAACCGTGCCGATGAAGGCTATGGCTTTGGCGGTGGCTGGGCATGGTGGATTATAATATTGCTTATCTTTGGCTGGGGCGGTTTCGGCGGCTTTGGTGGCTGGGGTGGCAATGGTACAAATGGTTCCGGCTTCCAAGGATGGGCTACCCGTTCAGATATTAATGAGGAATTCGCCCTTAATGATATTCAGAATGGTATCAGAGGTATTCAGCAGGGTATCTGTGACAGCACATATTCTCTTAACAATACCATGCAGAGTGGCTTTAATGGTATGAATGTCGGAATGCTTCAAGGCTTCAACGGCGTTCAGCAGGCAATCAATGCTGATACTGTAGCCGGTATGCAGAATACCAACGCATTACAGTCTCAGTTAGCAAACTGTTGCTGCGAAACAAGAGAAGCAATCCAAGGCATCAATTATAACCTTGCTACCAACACTTGTGCTCTCCAGAACACAATGAACAACAATACCAGAGATCTTCTGGAAAACCAGAACAGCAACACAAGAGCAATCCTTGACTTCCTGACTAACGATAAGATTGCAACATTACAGGCAGAGAACTCTGATCTGAAACGTGCTGCATCCCAGGATCGCCAGTCCGCATTGCTTACAACAGAGATGTACGCACAGGCTCAGAGATTAATCAATGCAATCAACCCGGCTCCGATTCCTGCATTCCAGGTTCCAGCTCCATATGCATACGCAGGATGTAATACATATGGTAACGGTTGTTGCTAAGTAACTCACCCTTAGAGGTTGACTAAATTCTAAGAGGTGGGTTGCGACTCACCTCTTATTTTGATTGAGAGGTAGAAATATGAGTTGTAAAAATGTTTGTAAGCTCTGCAACCGTCTTGTAATAAGCCAAGCTGTTGCGTTTACAGGAGGTAATCTTGTAATCACACTCCCAGCAGGCAGTTACAACAATGGAGAAAAATATTGTATTGTTGTTGCACAAAGTATACCAGAAGCCACTACAATTACTGCTCCGGTAATGATTCAGATAGGAACAGGAACAACTTTGTATCCGCTAGAAAATCGTTGCTGTGCACAGATTACGGCTTGTGGAATAAGAACCAGAACGAAGTACGCAACCAGAGTAGCTACAAGTGCAACTGGCGGAGTATTCAAGATGTTAGGAAATCCAGCTTGTAGTCCGAGCAACAATTTGAAAGCAATTAATGGTACAGCCCCAACGACAGAAGCACCTGTTACGCAGGCTGTTAGAAAGGGGGCACTGTAATGCATAAAGTTGCAATGGAAATGGGAAAATGGGCTATGGAAAAAGCCAAAACACATGGCTTTGATAATCTCAGTTCTCAAGATTGGGACGATTTGAAAGACTGCATGGAATCCGTAAAGTGTGCAATTTGCGCTGATAAGGATTACAGAATCGTAGAAGCTATGGACGAATGCGAACAGGAAGAAAAGTATCTTGGACGCATGGGATATGACCGTTACCGCTATTCAAATGGGCGTTTCGCTCCAAAAGGTAGGGGAACCAGAAAAGGCTATAGACCGTATCTGTACATGGAAGATGATGACTGGATGGACGAGTATCTGAACAATCCGGAGTTTGAACGTAATATGTACCGCATGGGATATCATCCAGATTGTAGTGATATGGAAAATGATGGTATGAATATGAATTGGAAGAAGTCCAGATATGGCGAATCCTATGATAGATACGATGAGAATCGTAGACACTATCATGATTCTAAGGATTCTGAATCCAAGAGAAAAATGGATGATTCCATGAAAGAATACACATCAGATATTATTCGTAACCTTACGGAAATGTGGTCGGATGCAGATGCAACGCTCAGACAGCAGATGAAAACTGACCTGAGCCGTTTGGTTCAGCAGATGAACTAGAACAATAAATGAATTAAGCCCTTGCTGCAAGTAAATGCGGCAGGGGCTTTTTTCGTAGAAAGGATGGTGAGAAACCATGCTGAAACAATTCTTCATGAATGGGGACTTATGGAGAGTTCGCTTTGTTGCCCCCCATGATAATGTTTTGATTGACCGCACAGGGCAGAGGACACTTGCTGTATCTGATTACTCCACAATGACAATTTCGATTGTAAACAATCTAAATGGAGAACTTTTGAACCGTGTATTCATCCATGAGCTAGGACACTGTGTGATGTTCAGCTATGGTTTACTGCCAGAGCTTCACCGTATGATTAAGAAACGATATTGGGTGGACGCAGAGGAATTTGTATGCAATATTCTAGCAGACTACGGACAGTTTGTTATTAGAACAACAAGAGATATTTTAGGAAACCAATTTACATACGTTTCCCCTGTTGGAATGGAAAGGATGACTGCATGAGAGGATTAGTCCGTCAAAAGCAAAAAGTATATTGGTCACGAATAACAGAAAAAACAGAAGGATTAGACCGTATTAAAGTTTATGAGAAACCAGTTTTATACTCTTTTTCTGTATCATCTACAGCCGGAACACCAGAAGAAATTGCAGCCGGAATAGTGCCAGATTATGATAGGTACATTACAAGCTTTAATCGAAATTTTCATCCACAGGAAGCGGACATATTTTGGATAGATAGAATTCCACAAATAAGCGAGGACGGAAGCCTTATTTTGAACAAAGATGGCGAACCTACAGTATTGCCAGATTATGTACTAAAGAAGATTTTAGATACACAAAAAGGCAATATTGCCAGATACGGAATTTCTAAGAGAGGGAATGAAGATGGGTAAGACAATAAAATGCGACTTATCCACGAAATCTATTCAAAATGCCATCAACAAATTAAAAGCTTACCAAAATGAGCTACAGAGGAAAAATGAGATTTTTGTAAAACGATTGGCTGAAATCGGGTTGGATGTTATTCAAACGACCATGGAATCAATCCCGGATGAAGAAAAAGGCTCTTACTATACAGAAATCATTAATGATCAAAACGGAAATATCGTCGGGGCTTCTGTTAGACTATCTGGTGAAAAAGTGTTGTTCATTGAATTTTCAGCTGGTATCACATATGGTTCAAACAATTACCCTCTGCCATCTGGTTCTGAATACGGAGTAGGTACATACCCCGGACAAACCCATGCATTTTCACCTTATGGATGGTGGTATACGGACGAAAGAAGTGGAGAAACACGCCATTCATATGGAAATAGAGCGTACATGCCTATGTATCACGCAGAACAAGCCGTTATTATTGCTGTTCGCAAAATTGCCAAAGAGGTATTCTCTTCTTAAAGAAGATACCATAATATACTGAATGATACCAACTAATTATGTTATGATTACGGTGTTAAATTGTAGCATTACGTGCAATGCGTTCACTTTAAAAGTGGGCGCATTTTTTATTGTGAGGTGACAGATATGCCAGACACAATAGAATCCCCTGTACTGGAAGTTTTTTCAAAATGGGGAGCGGCTGTTTCTAAGATTACTGGCGCAGATAATTATTCCATGGATGGGAGCGAGACAAATGCTTCTGGCAAAAAAGCATATGCACAGCTTTATATGCTTGGTAATCCAATTACAAGAGGTGACCTTGAAGGGGATGAATGTGCAACAATGCCATCATTTCAAGTAAATTGCTTCACATCTGGGAGCAAAGCATTAACCAGAGTGTATGAATTGGACAAGATAAGTCACAAAACTATGGTGAGCATGGGATTTCGTCGCACATACGGACCGGAGCCTATGTTTTTTGGCGACAGTGGAATCAAAAAGCTTATAAGCCGATACAGCCGGATATATACAGGAAAATTACTTTGAAACCAATGAACGCATAGACGTTCTTTTTTTATGCTTAAAACGAAAGCGAGGTGAGATTATGGATCAGATTTTAAGTTATGTAAAGCCAGAATTACTTATTGTCGTTGTAGTTCTTTATTTTATCGGGGTAATGATTAAAAAATCAGAAAATATTTCTGACAAATTTATTCCAATGATTTTAGGAATCCTTGGTGTATTAATTTGCGGTCTTTATGTTTTTGCAACATCTACAATTTCCGGTTCACAGGAAGCTGCAATGGCACTGTTTACCGCAATTACACAAGGTGTTATCGTTGCCGGATTAAGCACTTATGTAAATCAGCTTATTAAGCAGTCTGGAAAAGAAGAGTAGAAAGGCGGTGATCCGCTATCTCCCGGCACAGGGTTACGTGCATAAAACTTGAATTAAAGAAAGGAGCCTATTAAAATGACAGATTTAACAACACTTGGCGTAACTTTCCATTATGCTGTAGAAACAGTGAGTGGAACAAAGCCAACTGCATTTACTCAAATAAAAAGATGTAGCGCAATCGGTGGAATAAGTCTTGATACTGAACAGATTGATGTTTCCGCATTGGAAGATTACTTCACACAATATGCGGCAGGAAGACAGGATACTGGAGGCGCATGGGAAGTTACTTTTAACATGAATGCTGACGTTATAACTGCAATCGAAAAACTTTTTAAAGACTCTAAAGACGCAAAAGCTAAAGGTCTTTCAACCTGGTTCGAAGTTGCGTTCCCAGATCTCGAAAAAGCATTTTTTATTGTTGCCGAAACAGGACGAGCAATTCCTCTTCCAGAAATCGGTCAAAATGAAGCTGCGACCATCCCGATATCATTAATTATAAATGATTACAAAGGACTCGATACAAAGGTTGTAACTACATCAGAATTATAAAAAATAATGGGAGGATTATAAGATGGTAACTTTTAATGTACATGGAAAAGAATATAAGGTTGTATTTGGATACGGACTTCTTACAAAAACAGATGTGCTGGACAAGGTACAGGGGATTACAGATGGAAAAGAGAGAAGCCTTCAGAAGATGATTTCTCTTCTCCCGGAACTGCTTCTTGCCGGACTTCAAAAGAAGCACAAGGAAGAGTTTGGGTATGAAAGTGATTCTGAAAAAGAAGCTGCTCTTGATAAAGTCTGTGACCTTTTGGATGATTACGAAGATGAAGGAACCGAGGAAAATCCAAAAAGTGGATTTGATTTATACCAACTTCTTGACAAAGAATTGGAGAAAAATGGTTTTTTATCCGGTCTGCTGAATGCAGTAGCAGAAGCACAGGCAGTAGAGAAGAATGCAACGAAGCTTCCACAGGATCACAAAAAGAAAAATTAACTTTTCGAGAAGCTGTTTACCAAGAGATTCTTCCTTTATACCTCTCTATCGGTGTATCCAAAGAAGAATTTATGGATTCTACGCCAGCTGAATTAAAACCTTATCTCGAAGCTGAAAAGATACGGCAAAAGAGGAAAGATGCCGAACTCTGGCAAGCTGGCATTTATGAAACATCAGCCACATTCACGGCTGTTGCGAATGCTTTAATGGGGAAAAAATCTAAAGCAGAGTATTTGAAAAAACCTTTACTGGAATCAGCAGAGGAAGAAAAGCGTAAACAGGAAGGCATACTTTCCGAAGAAGAAAAGAAAAAACAGAGAAACGCACTTTTGGCAAGCTTGCAACTCATGCAGGCAAACTTTGAACTTAACCATGAAAAGGGCAGGCAGGATGAATAAGTCTTGTCTGCCCTTTATTTTTTTGTAAAAAGGAGGGATAGATAAAATGGCTGACAATACCATTGATACCCTTGATATACAGATTAGCAGTAGTACAGAAAAAGCAGTACGTGCGCTGACTAATCTTTCAAACAAACTCACAGAAGTTAATTCCGCATTAAGCGGAGTTAATACAAACGGATTGCGTAGTTGTGTAAGGGAACTTGGAAAACTAAAAGAACTTGATATAGGGAAAATGACAAGCATTGCTGATGGAATTGGAAAATTCTCAAATTCCATAAAGACAATGGGTGGAGTAGATTATAAAGGTTCTGGGCTGAATGCAGTTATCAACTCAATCAACAGGCTTAGCCAGGTTGATGTTAGTGGATTTGATTCTGGGAAACTTGGAGAAATAATCCATCAATTAAGCAATTTGGCAGAGATTCCAGATGTATCTTCCGGTGTTAATCGCTTTGTCAATTCAATGGCTAGATTAGCCAATTCCGGTGAATATATTGCGAATGTATCAGCTGAATTGCCTGGGCTTGGAAGAAATCTTAAATCAATCGTAGAGAGTTTTACGAGCGTTGGCGATATATCTGAACCTGTAAATAGGTTAGTTCAGTCTATTGCACAATTGGCAAGCTCTGGAAATAAAATCGGACAAACGTCAAGCCAACTTGGAACACTAGCAAAGGAAGTATTATCTTTCTTTGACGTGATGAAAACTGCACCTAAAATCAGTGATAACACAATCCGCATGACGGAAGCACTAGCAAAGTTGGCAAATTCTGGCGGTAAAGTGAATTCCGCTACAAATTCTATATCCAGTGCGTTTTCTAAATTGTCATCTGCAACATCTAACCTTGGAAACATTGTTAGTAAAACTTCTTCTATAATTGGAACCGGGGTAAAAGGCATTATTGGATGGTTTCAACGTCTCGGGAATAGTAGTTCTGGAATTAAAACCGCTTCTTTTAATCTCGGAAATTTGCTTAAAACTGCTATCGGTTTTAAGGCTATTCGTGGTCTGGCAAATTTAGGAAAAAGTGCAATTGGTTTTGGCTCTGCTATTACAGAAATCGAAAATGTTGTAGATGTTTCCTTTGGAAGCATGGCAGATGAAGCCTACAAATTTGCTTCTACGGCCAAAGAACAATTTGGATTATCAGAATTGGCAGCAAAGCAATATTCTGGAACCATGATGGCAATGATGAAATCATCTGGTGTTGCGCAAGATGCAGCTTCTAAAATGTCAATTTCTCTTGCTGGATTAGCTGGAGATATTGCATCATTTTACAATATTGATACTGATACTGCTTTTCAGAAAATACGCTCTGGAATTTCCGGGGAAATTGAGCCTTTAAGACAATTGGGTATTAATTTATCCGTTGCAAATATGGAGGCTTATGCTCTTTCAAGGGGAATTACAACATCTTATAATGCAATGTCTCAAGCTGAAAAAGTTGCTCTTCGATATAACTATTTAATGTCAGCCACAGGCGATGTGCAAGGAGATTTCGCCAGGACATCTGGCACCTGGGCGAACCAGGTTCGTTTACTCACTCTGAATTTCCAGTCGCTTTCTGCAGTAATCGGACAAGGTTTAATTGCTGGAATTCTCCCGGCTATTCAAGCGCTTAATGCACTTATGTCAAAACTTATGCAAGCTGCGAATGTGTTCCGTAACTTCATGTATGTATTGATGGGGAAGAAACTGAAAGGCTCACAGAGTGGAGTTAGTGATATCGTATCTAATTTAGGCGGTATAGAAACAGCTGGTGATGACGCATCTTCTGGGCTTGATGACGCTACATCATCTGCTAAGAAACTGAAAAAGGCACTTTCTGTATTGCCATTCGACCAATTGAATCAGCTTACCGATAATTCCGATAATTCTGGAACTGCATCTAAAAGTCTTGGTTCTGGACTTGGAGATTTAGCAGATAGTTTTGCTGGAATACAAGATTCACTGGATGAAGTTTTGACTGTTGACGAAACACCAATTAATAAATGGGCTGCTAAAATCAGAAAAGCATTTATCAATAAAGACTGGCAGGGACTAGGCTTTACTATTGCAGATATGATAAATGTTGGAATGCAAAAAATATACGAAGTTATTAATTGGAATAATGTTGGCCCGAAAATAACCGAATTTGTAAATGCATTTACCACGGCATTCAATTCCATGGTTAGCGGTATAGATTTTGACTTAATGGGAAGATTGCTTGGAGCTGGAATTAACACGGCAGTAAATACCCTAAACCTGTTGCTCGGAGAAGGAGGAATAGATTTTTCCGGAATAGGGGCAAAACTGTCTCAACTTTTAAAAGGTGCTATAAATGAAATTGACTGGACAGGTCTTGGAAACTTAATTGGGAACAGTTTTATGGCATCTTGGAAAATGCTTTCTGGCTTTGTAAAGGATATGTCTAAAAAAGATGGTGCTGGAATTACTGGATGGGGTAAGCTTGGCACTGCTATTGGAAAAGCCTTAAATGGTGCAATCAAAAAGATAGACATGAACACAATTGCAGATGCACTTTCTGGTTTACTGAATGGAGCATTTGAAAGCTTAAAGTCATTTACTGAAACATTTAATTGGGATGACCTTGCAACGAAAATCAGAGATGGAATCGCTAAGTTCATCAAAGATACAAATTGGGAAGAGAACGGACAGGCTCTTGGAGATTTTATATCTCACTTGTGTACTGCATTAAAAGATTCTCTCACGACAGACACATTCTATGAGTTTGGACAAGGAGTTGGAACATTCCTTGGTGAATTACCATGGGGTGAAATCCTTAGTACCGCAGCTGATCTGCTATTAACTGGTCTTACCAGTGCATTAAACGGATTATTCGATGGATTAGAGGAAAAGCACCCGATAGCCGGACATATTGCAGAATGGCTTACAAAAGCATTTATTGCAGTAAAAATAGCAAATATTACAGGTATTGGAACTCTTGTTGGTTCACTTGTGGGACATATTGCAGGAAAAATAGCTGAAAAGAAAAATGCAGAACTAATTGCAGATAAACTTGCGGATGTGATAGGAAATGGTACAAGTGCGGCAAGTGAAGCAATAAAGGGAGTTGGAGATGCAGCGGAAACAGCTTCAACAGGCGGACTTAAAACGTTTTCTTCAACGCTTGGTACTATATTTGGAACCGCTGGGATTGTATTTGTTGCAACGGCATTATCTGTTAAACTTGCTAAAGGAATTGCAAGTATTACAGAAGCTGCGCAAGGTGGAAATGGAATTCTATCACAAACAGGTGGTTATCTCCATGATTATACAGGAGAAATGGAAAGTGCTCATAAGATAACGCAAAAACAGGCAGAAGAACTATGGAAGTTAATTGAAGCAGATGAAAGCGCCGGGAAATCAAATTCTGAAATGTACGATAGTTTCATTCAGAAACTTGGCGAATATGGCGTATCAGCCGAAGATGCAAAAACAATTCTTGAGAAATATGGTGCACAGGCAGGCGTATCATCTGGATTTTTGGAAGATATGACTAATAAAGTCGTGGCTCTTGGGAATGGAATGTCTGAGACCGATGGCAAGATTGACACATCCAAAATCAAAATCAGTGACTTAAAAGATGTGTTATATCAATTGAGCTTGAAATCAGATGATTTTGGTGGAAGCTATAAGACTGTTTGGGATCAATTGGATAATAGCCAGGGAACATTGTCGGATTCAAAAGATGCATTCGATTTGATTTATAATTCTCTTAAAGATATGGGAGTGCCATTGGATGAATTTGACGAAATGCTGAAAACCGAATTCCCAGATGCAGTTGTTACAATGGAAACAAATGCAAAAAATTCATTCAGTGGAATGGCTACTTCTGCAAAAACTTCTATGGGAACTGTTACGACTGCTGTTTCTAATGCTTCCAGTTCTGTAAATAGAAATACGAAAACTGGCTTTGGTCTCGCCAATACCGCCGTAAGCACGGCAATGGCTGGGATGAAAAAAAGCACAGAAAGCACAATGCCTTCCATTTGGTCAAAGATAAAGAACACGAATGATGATGTTGAAACTAACTCAAAAACCAACTGGGAAAATTCAGCAAGTGCAGTATCGACAGCTCTCGGAACCATGGACACCGATACCAAAGATGTAATGGGTACGGTTATGACCACTATTCAAAGCTATTGGTCTTCTGTCCTTATCAATACAAACCAGATTTGGGAAAAGGCTTCTGGTAAAGTTGACAAAGAAACAGAAAAAATGAAAACTTATACAGAAACCAATTTGTCCGGGATTTCGGATAAAATTAAAAGGCTATTTAATGTTAATCTTACATCAATTGGTCGGGAAACTGCTCAATCATTCGCTGACGGCATGAAACAAGTACATTTACCGACTCTGACTTATTATATTTCAGAGTGGAGAAAACATGATCTTGGCGGTGGAAGAACCAGTTCTACACCAGTTTACAAGCCTAATTGGTACGCCAAAGGTGGCCTTTTCAACGGTGCGCAGGTAATTGGTATCGGTGAAGCCGGTTCCGAAGCCGTTCTTCCGCTGGAAAATCCACGAACCATGAAGAAGATCGCAGACAGCATTGTTTCCAGTTCAGACGGAAGCATGGGACTTACAAAAGAGGAAATGGCAAAAGCAGTAGCGCAGGGCGTTGCAATGGCAATGAGTATGAACAGCGGAAACAAGAATCCGCAGTACATTATGAACAGTATTATTCTGGATGGAAGTGAAATTGCAAAAGCTGTAACAAAAGCCCAGAATGATACGGATAGCCGTTTCAATCCATCCCCGGCATATTGATTTTTGACTGATTGTGTGATATAATTTTCTCAATGAAGAAGTACACACGGTCTTGATTTTTGAGCCGCTAAGAAGAAATTAATATTTCTCGATTTTGAGGAATTTTTATCTTACTTGGCGGCTCTTTTTTATTTTAACCGTTAATTTTGGTAAAACCAACAGGCTAGACCGATCATCGAAAAGCGGAAATGCCTTGCCGCCTGCCTGTTGATTTACATACAGTTCAAGGCACTCTTTTATACGAAAGGCAGGTATTAATCTATGGAATTTAAGGAAAATTCAAATTGCATTCGCATTCCGATTGCAAGAGAACCAATTATTTATTTCCTTTTAGATGGTAATGAAGTAGTTTATATTGGACAGTCTAAGTTAGGGCTTTTCCGCCCATATAGCCATTCAAATAAACACTTTACTTCTGTTTCTGTTATTAAATGCAAACTTGAAGACTTGGATTCATTGGAAATTTTTTATATTAGAAAATATATGCCAAAATACAACCAAAAAATTGTTGATGATAAACATGAGTTTTCTTTTGGAAAAGTGAGAAAAATTATAAGAGAGCAAACAGAATTTAAATGTTGTACAGTTTTTCACATAAAGAAAATAGTAAAAATTATGAAAATAAACACTATTCCGATTAAAGACGCTTTTTATATAACATCCGACGATTCCGAGAAAATAATTGATTACGTAAAGAGCCATTATGATGGAAATAGACTGGTTTTAGCTTAATATGGTAAATTCAGTGGGCTAGGTTGGCCGCCGAAAGTCTCACCTCCGAGAGATTGCCTACTGTTTTTATATTATCGGAGAAGTTTTTAGATATACGGAGGTTATCTAGCATGAGAAAAGAACAGTTTGTTTCTGAAAGAAGAGAAAGAGATTTCACAGGGGTATTTATACCGTCAAAATTATATCTTACAAATAAATTCAGCCCAAGAGAAAAATTTTTATTAGTGGAAATACATAGTCTTCGCAAAAGAGATAAAAGCGGTGATTGTTTTGCGAGCAATCGGCATTTTGCTGATTTTATTGGTGTGTCCGAACGTACTATTCAGTCAATGCTAAATGGGTTAAAACAGAATGGTTATATAACTTCATGGTATGAATATGAAAAAGATAATCCAAAAGTAATAAAGCATAGACACCTTATTCTCACAGAAAAATTTTATGAAGAATTTATAAATGAGCATGAGCAAAAAGATCAGCCCGAACGTGGTGAGAAAAAACGCATGGGGGATGGTGAGGAAAAATGCACCTTCCGTGGTGAGGAAAACTGCGTGGATAAGTATAACAGTAAAATAAGTATAACAAATATAGATAAGAAAACAGAACCAGACTTTATTGATAATAAAGAAAAAAAGACTTTATCTTATACAGATAAAGATAATCAGACTTCTGCTCCTAATAATTATAATAAATTAAATATATATAATATACCCCCTAGAACCAAGGAGCAGAAAGCCAACCGCTATAATTCTAGGAACCAATCATCTCTCTTAGATTATAAAGACGAGGATGTTGAGAAATTGGTAACCGAAATATACGAAAGCATTTACGGAGCCAAAGAGAATATTTTTGAAGACCACGACATTTGCTTATCCATATTCTTGATTACAGAGTTTTTCAAGAAATATCAAAAATACCGTGAAGAGAAGCACCCTATGGTTACGCCAAAACAAGCTGAAAATATTCTGAAAATGGTACGCAATCCAGATACAGATATGGCAAAAGATGATTTAGTAGACGATAAAGAAGAACCACTGTTCTACCTTGACATGATGGAGGAACACTTTAAGACAAAGTGGGGAAAAAGAAATGGTGGAGATTTTGATTATAGAATCATGTTATTTTTTAAGGACACCACGCAAAATATGTTATATCAAAGAGTGAAACAGAAAAGGGAGGACACACTATGAAAAGAATCAAAGCACTACTGGCAACCATTATCTGTATTTGCGTTATCACAGGGCTAACAGGCTGTGCAGCGAATGACGATTACATGAATGACGTGAAAGGAAATCTTTCTGGTAACAGCTACACAATCTATACATACGACAACTACGGTCAAAAGGTTATGACTACCACTGGGGACAAGATCAACATTGCCGGGAATAAAACCAAATCCAAGGGCTACGATAGTGAGGGTAACGAAACAACAAGCTATGACGTATCTTCCGTTATTACAATTCTGATTGACGGTAAAGAAATTGAAAGCTGTGGTGATACTTGTATTTTTGAGCAAAAAGGATTGAAGCCAGAGGTTGATTTTACCCAGGAGGATATCACTAGCCATTCAACTGGGAAGATTTCAGAGAACACATACATAGCCGGGATTGTGAATTATTATAAAAATTATTTCGGGAAATCCAGGGTTGTAGTAATCAAATCTCAACTTGGACAGCCGATAGCCGCATATTCTGGTGACGAGGTGTTCTGGAAAATCCCGGACGATCTACCTAAAATGACAAAGTTAATGATTGACGGAAAAGCTCTTTATATCCACAGGGCGAACTTCCAGATTATTGACAAAGAATTACTGCGATAAAATAGCCAAATCCGTTTCAAAACCTCTCATCCGATAAAATATAGGCACAAGCCAAGAAAATTGAAATTTGAACAAAGAAATCAACTAATTATGGAGAATTAAAGCATATGAGCCAAATAGGAACAGAACTTCCAACAGAATATTCAGACCGTTTCGATAAATTACGACAGAACAGGGCTGAGGTAAGCTTTTACAAATATGGCACAGCAAAGGATAACTTCGGGGAGAAACTGGTAAACGCCTTGGAATCCCACGATATGTGCATCAAAAAGTATCGTGAGACAGGAAACACAGAATATCTTTGCGATGCAGCTAACTATTTAATGTTTGAATTTATGTATCCGCAGATTCCGGGAACATACTTCAAGGCAACAGACAGCGGAGAGAGTGCCGGGGTTGCCGGAACACCAATCAATCAGCTGAAGGAGAAGTGGTATTGATGGACTTTAAACAGACTTATTTTTCCATCTGGCAAGATATATGGAATCTCCACAAGAAGTATGCCTTTATCTCAAAGGACGATATTCCGCAGTGGGAAAACCTCACCATGGAAGCAAAGCAAATTCACGATAAATACGCTGATTCTATTGGTGCGAAATTTGCCGAAGCTCTTTTGATTGTCGTAACTGCGGAAATTGATAGAAAAGCGAAATAGAGCTTCCAGAATGCGTCCCAAGGTGGTACAATATGGGTATCAATTATTGGGAGGTATGAGTGTATGAAGAAAGTGAAAAAGTTACTATCGGTTCTGGCAGTCATGCTATTGATTGTCTGTATGGCAGTTCCAGTATCTGCGGCAGGGAAGATTAGTAAGAATAAGGCAACGTTACTTACTGGACAAACCTTGAAACTGAAATTGTCTGGAACAAAAGGAAAGACAAAATGGACTTCCAGCAAGAAATCTGTGGCAACGGTAAGTGGTTCTGGGAAAGTAACAGCCAAGAAATCGGGTTCTGCTACAATCACTGCAAAAGTGGGTAAAAAGAAGTATACTTGCAAAGTAACTGTGGAATCTCCAAAACTTAGCAAGAAAAGCCTTACTTTAAAAGTTGGAAAGACAAGTACCATAAAAGTAAAAGGAACTAAGCAGACTGTAAAATGGAAATCATCAAAGAAAAGCGTTGCGACCGTAAAAAATGGAAAAATTACTGCGAAAAAGGCAGGAACCGCCAATATTACAGCAACCATTCTTGGAAAGAAATTTACCTGTAAGGTTACTGTGAAAAAATCTTCTAATGGTGGATTTAGCGGAAATACGAATACATCCAAAAACAATGTAACGTATCACGCAGAAGCAACGCCAAGGGGAGAAGTTATAATTCTTCAAAATAATTACAATTATGCGGTTTCTGTTGATATTAGCTGTGCTTTTTGTTTGAATGGACAAATAGTTTCAGTAAGCAATCAGTATGATACGTGTGTAATTGAGCCAGGGATGAAATATGCTACATTAATGACAAATTATGGAAGTCAATGGGATTCTGTAAAAATTAATCTAAAAACAGAAAACGTATCATATTTTGATTTTAATGCAAAGAATATTACGTATACATCAAATTTGGGAACGGAGGGTGTTGTTTTAACAGTTAAAAATAACGGAAAAAACAATCGTGGAACTCATATGGCAGTTGTATACTATAAAAATAATAGAATAATTGGATGTGACGATGGTTTGTTTGCTAATGTTCAAAGAAAAGGAAGTGTTGATTACTTACAATCATATTTTCCAACTGATTTAAATTATAATACAATAATTCCAGATCGTTATGAAGTATACGTGAATATGTCATATGATGTTTGTGATATGCCAGCGCCAGAATGGTAAATAGGAATTAGGCTAGGGATTTCTACCTAGACTTTTTAACCCTTAAAACTCGCCTACATTCAGATTATTAGGAATAAATGATACCATAGTATACTGAATGATACTTTCGCCGTATGTTATAATATAAAATCATAATAAGCAAATTTTAAAGCGTTTACCTTTCGGGGTAGGCGCTTTTTTCGTGTGTAAAAATACATGAGGGTTAGCATATGGCAGAAGCATTTTTAAAAGTGGATGGGGTAGCAATGCCCTGTCCTTCTTCTTTTACATGGGGATTACAGGATATATCGGCATCAGAATCTGGAAGAACTGACGATACGACCATGCACAAAAACAGAGTCGGACAGAAACGAAAGCTGTCTGTAGGTTGGAATGGTCCAGACTGGGACACTGCTTGCAAAATTATACAGGCAGTAAATCCAGAGTACATACAGGTCACATATCCAGACTTGCTATCTGCAAACAAGCACGAAACCAGAACATTTTATGTTGGTGACAGGGAATCCCCTTTTAAGTGTTGGTGGATAGGCAATGAGCGCATGGAAGGACTTAGTTTTGATTTTATCGAGAGGTAAGATATGCGAAATTTATCAACGGAATTTAAAGAACAACAGAATAGTGGGAACCGTAACTATCTGAAATATGCAGATTTTACCTTTACAGACGGAAGCACATTATCCATTACCGACAAAGATTTATGGTCTAATGGTTTTAAGTTTGAGGATGCAGTATCGCAAAGCGGTTCTTTTGATATCGGCGCAGCTATCGTAAATAAACTGACATTGCAGATCAACAACTTTTCTGGCAAGTACACAGATTACATCTGGGATGGAGCGAGAGTTGTTTGCCATATCGGGCTTGAATTATCCACTGGTATTGAGAAAATTCGCATCTGTACCATGACAGTAACAGATGCACCATATCAGAATACAGCTATAATCAGTTTGGCTTGCGAAGATTCCATGCGATTATTTGATCGTGATTATTCAGAAAGTAAGCTGTCCTATCCGGCAACTAGATTACAGATCATCCAGGATGCTTGCGAGGTCTGCGGTGTAACACTGCAATCAACCAGATTTGATAACGATGATTTCATAATCCAGAATCGACCAAACGATAACAGTATTACTTTCCGGCAAGTTATCGCATGGGTGGCACAAATGGGTTGCCAGTGGGCGAAAACAGATGCATACGGAAGATTGTGTATCGGATGGTATGAAAAAGAATCTAATATTCCAGCTAATATTACCTCCAAAGATACAAGTGGATTTACCCCTTGGTTATACGATCTTGAAATAACAGGAGTAAAAGTAACGGAGTATTCAAGCAATTCATCTGAAAGTAACGCTAAAACATATCAATCAGGGGATGAGGGGTACATCATAGATATTAGCGAAAATAAGCTAATACAACCGGGGACTGGACAAACGATTTGCTCAATAATTGCTGAAAGATGTGTTGGATTAAAATTTCGTCCTTTTACAACCAGCGCGCTAACCGATATTGCTTTGGAAGCAGGGGATGCTATTACAATCACTGATAGGAATGGGGAAGAACATAAGAGTTATTTAACTTCTCTTACATTGAACCCGGGAACTTTTGAACAATTAGAATGCAGTGCGAAGAGTGTTTCAAGAAACAAACAGAAGCAATATACCCTTAATCAACAGGCACAATCTGAATATAGAAAAAGCTTAAGAGATGAGCGTACTTCTAGGGAAAAAGCGCTGGAAGAATTATCACAACGCCTTGCGGAATCTTCTGGAACATACACGACAGTGGAAACACAGCCGGACGGAAGCAATATCTATTATCTTCACAACAAACCACAGCTATCCGATTCTGACATTGTATGGAAAATGACCGCAGAAGCATGGGCGGTATCTACAGATGGTGGACAACATTGGAATGGCGGTATGACGGTCGATGGTGATGTAATTGCCAGAATCCTTACCGCTACAGGTGTTAATGCTGACTGGATTAAGGCGGGAGCCTTGGTGGTTCGTGATAATAGCGGAAATATTATATTTTCTGCCGATATAACTAAACATCAATTAATAATGGATGGATCCTCAATTAGGATTGGTGCATCTCCTTTGGATGGACTGTTAAACAGTATGCAGGGGCAGATTGATGGGAATATAAATACCTGGACAGGAACATCAGTACCTACATTGAGCAATTATCCGGCCAATGAATGGCTGGACGATACCGAAATGAGCAAGCATGTCGGTGACATTTACTACGATGGCGATAGCCACGCATACCGCTTTGTAAATGAAGGCAATGGATATTATTGGAAACAGCTGAAAGATACGGACGTTACAAAGGCACTGAAAGATTCTGAGGACGCATTGTCGGCAGCGAAACAGGCACAGGAAGCGGCAGCTCTCGCCAAAAACATGACATTGCAACTGAGCAATGAATACCAGGGCGTTTCTGTTGATTCTGATGGAAATTACGGCACATTTCCAAGCGATGTGATTACACATGCTGTAGTAATGTACGGGACACAAGATATTACAGATGATTGTAATTTTATAATCACAAAATCAGATAGTATAACAGGAATCTGGAACAATTCAGCAAAGACATATACGGTAACGGGGCTGTCAGCCGATGATGGTTGGGTAGATGTTAGGGCAACTTATCTTAGTGCTTTGACGGTGACCAAAAGATTTTCCATTTCAAAAATTTATGCGGGAAACGATGGAAAGAACGGTCTTCCGGGAGAACCTGGACGAGATGGAAAAACAAGTTACACCCATATTGCTTATGCCAATAGCGCAGATGGTAAAACCGATTTTTCGGTGTCTGATAGTAACCGGGAATATATCGGTATATATGTTGATTTTGAACTACAAGATAGCACTAACCCGGATGATTATGCATGGACGCTTGTAAAAGGTGCAGATGGGGCAAATGGATCTCCAGGAAAACCTGGAACAGACGGAAGAACACCATATTTCCATGTAGCTTACGCAAACAGCGCGGATGGTAAGATGGGCTTTGATGTATCTGATAGCACTGGAAAAGAATACATCGGGCAGTATACAGATTATACGGAAGCCGATAGCACTAACCCCGGTGCCTATTCATGGACAAAGATTAAGGGAGAACAAGGAGTTCCGGGTAGAACATATTTTCTTGAAAGCCCATCATATGTTATTAAGCAACGCGCGAATGGCAGTGTAGCCCCGAGCTATATTACTTTGAGTGCTTGGTATCGCGATGGAAACGCGGAAACACGAACAGCATATAAAGGTCGTTTTAAAATCGAAGAATCCGTAGATGGGGAAAATTGGAAAACGGTATATTCTTCTGCGAAAGACGAAACAAGCGTTTCACATAATTTATATACGGTATTATCAACTAAAGCGGGAGGAATTATAACAACGGCTTCTGGAAGGTCAATTGGAATTCCAAGAGATGTAAGTGCCATAAAATGTACCTTATACGCGGCGGGTGGATTTTCACAACCATTAGATTCCCAAAGTATGGCGGTTGTAATTGATGTAGATGCACTTACACATGAAGAAATATTTAACCTCTTAACCAATGATGGCGCAATTAAAGGAATTTATAAAGAGGGAAATCAGCTATATATTTCGTTCACTTACGCCAAGGGTGGCACATTAAAGCTTGGCGGTAAAAATAATGGGTATGGGATATTAGAGGTACTGAACCGCCGTGAAACTGGATGGGCTAGTAAGCTTGATCCTGACGGATTAACCATATTTAAAGATTATGTAAATGAAAATAACTATAAATGCCTTATTTTTGATTCAAGCGGAATTAAGTACGGAGTAACCGATTCAGCAGGATTACTGAATCTAGAAATGCCTCTTTTGGTTAACGATAATGGCACAATGGCCATTTTAACAAGTGATATTTATGGTTATTCTGATGATGGAAAAACAGCTTTTCAGTTTTTTAGTGGCAAAACAGTAAACTCAGGTTACATGATAGTAAATGTTAAATCAGACTTTTATGATTCTGCTAATTTTCATAAGTCCGTTACGATGAGTGGTCTGCCGTGGAACTCTAGTGCAAGTGCAGCTGTTGTTTTTGCATCTGATATGAAAACTCTTAATGCGGCTGCTGCATCTTCGATTCGTTACAAATCAATAGGAAACGGAAAAAACATAAAAGAAGATGAACTGGAAGACCTCTACAGAATCAAGGTAATCTGGGCGAAGTACAAAGACGGATATTTATCCGAACAAGATGAACGCTATGGCAAAGAAATGCCGATGTTCATAGCTGAGGACATTGACCGCAGATTTCCATTAGCCGTTGACCATAATGAAAAAGGCAAAGCTGAAAACTGGAATTACCGTATTATAATCCCCTGCATGTTTGCCATGCTGAAAAATGACCATGAGAAAATCCTGGCTCTCCAAGCGGACAACCAGGAACTGCATTCAAAACTGGATGCTTTGTCAACAGAAGTACAGGAATTAAAAGAACTTATCAACAATATTTCACGAAAGGAATGAGAATATGAGTGTAAAAACAGTACAAGCTACAGTAAATGGACAGACCGTAAGTCTAACCTATAACAGTTCTACTGGACGATATGATGGAACGATTACAGCCCCTAGTAAATCCAGCTATAATCAATCGGGACATTATTATGGGGTAACAATCAGAGCTACGGATGATGCTGGAAACGCAGAAACAGCAGATGCTAGTCATTCAACGTTAGGAAGTTCATTACAGTTAAAGGTAAGAGAAAAAGTTGCGCCGATTTCAACAATAACATACCCGACAGCCAGCGCACTGATTACAAATAACAAACCAAGCATTGTCTGGACAATAACCGATGATGATTCTGGTGTGGATCCTTCCACCATTGGTATCACCATTGATTCTGGAAGCGAGATCACAGGGGATAGTATTTCTAAGACTGCAATTTCCGGCGGCTATAAATGTACTTATACTCCTGGTACTGCCCTGTCAGACGGGAGCCATACAATTACTGTAAATGCGTCTGACTATGATGGAAATGCGGCAGCACAGAAGAGCGTTTCATTCAAAATTGATACCGTACCGCCGACACTTTCCGTTACATCACCGACAGATGGTCTTGTTACCAACCAGGCTTCCTGTACTGTTCGTGGTACAACAAACGATGCAACATCCAGCCCAGTATCTGTTACTGTCAAACTGAATAGTGGTAGCGCAGAGGCGGCAACCGTTGCTTCTGATGGCTCCTGGTCTAAGGTAATTACTCTTACTGAGGGTACCAATACCATCACCGTAGTGGCTACTGATAGTGCCGGAAAGAGTACCACTGTAACCAGAACTGTGAAACTGGACACTAAGGCTCCTGTCATCAAGTCCGTAACATTAACACCGAACCCGGTTGATACTGAAAAAACCGTTGTAATTTCTGTAGAGGTTACCGACTGATAAAGGTGGTGGAAACATGGTAGTAGCATTAAGGGGTACTATCAATGGAAACATTATCTCATTCGCAAGGGCACAAGGGGATAGATGGGAAGCCATCATCCCCAAAAGCCTTAACGGCGCTTATGTAGTTGACATGTCCGCTGTTGATGAAGCTGGAAATACCGCATATATAGCAAGATACATTATTACCATAGATATATCTTCTATGTGTGTTCACATTGAGCCGTGTCCGTATTATGAAGAGTTATTAGAGCCACAGTATCGGGCGGTTTTAGAAAAATCCGAGTATTATGCAGAGTTAATAGGAGGTTGTAATTGTGAATGTGGATTTTGAATTCGGGGAAAAGAAACATATAAAATTGCGAATATGTTCCTGTAAGGGCACCGATTTTATAATTGAAAGATCTTCCTATGAATTAATTTGCAAAGGAACACAAGAGGTTGAAGACAGTGGGGGAGCAGTAATACAAGGACATATTCTTGATGTGGTTATTCAACCACAGAAAAAAGGTAGATATAAGCTTCGGGTTATGTATGAGATCCTGGACGAGAAGCTGATCACAGAAGTGGAAGTGATGGTGAAGTGATATGGCGAATATTTTAATCAGCGATGTAAAAATGACACCGAACCCGGTCACCGCCAGAGCAAGCTTCGTCCTGTCCGTGAAGATCATCGACAAAGTATACGCACTGGCCACAAAGGACGGCAAGTGCCTGATGACAAAGAATAATAAAGTAATTGAAAAAATTCCAAGAAAGGATTGATGAAAAATGTCTGAATCTATACCAAGTACACTAATATCAGCTCTCCCAGCAGCTACCAAAGTGTCTGATACGGATATCGTGGTATTGGAGAATGGCTCTACAACCCAGAAGATTACTATAGCGCAGTTGAAAGAGGCGCTAGGGATTAATGCACTAAACACGAATTTTAAATTCTACAGTTCCTTATCTCAAATTGGATTAACAGCAGCTGCAACATGGGATCAGATACTTACTAAATTAACTGATGGTACTGGAATGAAATTTGCTGCATGGAAATCAGACTATCCTAATTTATCAAATCCATGCACAAGTAATAGGCAATTAATAACTGTTTGCAGATCATATTTAGGTTATTCTACTATAGAAGTGTGGGATATTGATAATAACGTTCGCCACTTTACAGCGCATAATGGAGATAACTATAGACCTTGGAAATCATACTAAAACCACGTTACACTCTATGTTTTTAATGCTGTTGACAATCAGCTGCATTTACGTTTCTTTGTATATAATCTGCAAGTATCAACAAATGTTGCCCAATCACTACTGTATTGCCATCTAACTGTATATGTTCAAGATGAAATTGCAAATTCTGGAAAGCTTAATTGAGCATAATAAGCAATACTTGGACATCTTGTTGAATTGGACTATATACTTTTATTTTCCCAGTAGTATTTGTGTCTCTTGCAACAACGCAACCAGCTATATTAGAACTTGCACCAATAAGAACGGGAAATGATATTTTATGTTCTGGCAGGTTTGGAAATGTATATTCTCTAACCACTCCTGCTGAACATGTTAAAAGTTCATGCGTATACTTCGTGTTTTGCGACCTTCTTTCCTCTGGATGCTACAATAAAGCAGAAGGAGGAATAAAGGTTATGGATATACGAAATACGATTATTAACAATGTATTGCTGGCGGTGCAATCTTTATTAGATGATCAGCAGCTCCAGGCAGTACAGGATGCGCTCTGTATTCAACTGAACAGTTACGAAGTGCAGGAGAGAAGTACAGAACTAACGGTAGTGGACAACACTCCAGACAGTATGCTGGCAAAATATATAGCTACCAAGAGAGTAGAAGGAAAGGCAGAATCCACAATTCGGCGTTACTACGATGCGTGTTACATGATGATACACACTCTATATAAGCCACTGCATGAGATTACTACCTACGATCTCAGATACTACCTGGCCGCATACAAGGAGCGCCGGAAGGTAAGCAATCGTACCTTGGACGGAATCCGCCGATGTTTCAGTAGTTTCTTTTCCTGGCTCTCTGCCGAGGGCATGATCGGAAGAAACCCATGTGCAGCACTGTCCCAGATTAAGTACACGAAGGTAGTGAAAAAGCCCTATACCGCACCAGAAATGGAGCGACTAAAACAGGTCTGTACAACACTTCGGGATCTGGCGCTGATAGAATTTCTTTATGCTTCTGGCTGCAGGGTATCAGAAGTGGTAAGGCTCAATCGAAACGATATAAATTTTCAGACACAGGATGCAGTAGTCCTGGGAAAAGGAAACAAGGAGCGGAGAATCTACCTCACCCCTGTGGCGCTTATGCATTTGCAGGATTACCTGAATACACGAACGGACACAGATCCGTGCCTGTTTGCAAGTGTGAGAGTACCAGTGCGGAGGTTATCAAAAGCGGGGATTGAAAGAGCATTAAAGAAGTTAGGGAAGGCTGCCAAGGTTACAAACGTACACCCTCACAGGTACCGGAGAACTTTGTCGACCAACCTTCTTGATCGTGGGGCCAACATCCAGGATGTGGCAGCAGTCCTGGGACATGCTGATCTGAAGACCACTCAGGTATATTGCTATATCAGCCAGAGCAACGTGAGAGCATCATATAATAAGTACGCAGCGTAGCATATAAGCTCAAATTCACTCCGGGGACACCTCCGGAGCTGTTGTCATGTCTGGCGATGAAATTAGCAGGAGATGGCTTATCTGCTGAAGAAAGCAGCTAAACACGAAGATATCAGTTACCGGAACTTTTACAGATGAATGGTATATTGGAATAAATGTGTATGGCATGGGGCTTGCAGTAGAAATTCCAAGGCATAATGAAAATTTACAATTATCTGCAATATCGGCAAAGGTATTCAATAATGGTGGATGGTATAATTCAAGTGTTCTTTCGATTGGAAGATGTACTAATCGCTGGAGGATAATTTTAAATGCAAATTCAAGCATGAATTTAGAAAACGGAAAAGCATATCTTATTTCACTTAGTGGAGCGATTTCCTGAAATCACGCGCCAAAAGCAAGTGCTGTAAAACTAACAACTCCGTTAAAAGCAGAACCGTCAGCATTTCTAATTTCCATGTACGATGTCGTACCATCGTTGTAAAAGCCACTAAATATCCTGCCATTAGGAACTGTAATATCTTCAGCTATTACTAGATATAAACTGTTTAGCCCAAAAGAAGCAGCAGTCATTGTAATGTAGTTTTTATTTGCTTCCGTGTATACATTTGAAAAAGATTTAACTACAATTTTGCATGGAATCTTCGTGTTTATTCGACTAATTATTTTCATTTGAGCGCCTGAAATTCAGATGTTGAAATGAAGTTAATTAATAATGCACATATATGAAAGGAGAACACACATGAATATTAATACCTCATTAATCAGCAACAACAACAGCTACGCAGGACAAACGCCTCGGTATATTGTCATCCACAATACAGATAATATCGCCAAGACAGCAGATGCCAAGGCACACGCCACCGCACAGCATAATGGAAATTTTCATGGCTATTCAGCCCACGTATTCGTTGACGATAAGTCAGCATATCAAGCCTTGCCGTACAATCGTGGAGCATGGCATGTTGGAGTAAATTATGGCGGCAAGCTTTTTGGAACTGTAAACAATCACAACTCTATTGGAATTGAAATGTGCATGAATGCTGGTTACAACTACGAAAAGGCATTCCAAAATACCGTTGATGTATGTAAGCAGCTTATGAAGAAATACGGAATCCCAGCAAGCCGAGTAGTGCAGCACTACGATGTTTGCGCTAAGAATTGTCCTTCCGTTATCCGTGGAAAGGGTGACTGGAATAGATTTAAGAAGCTTATTTCCAGTGAAACCGTGACAGTTCCAACCACAAAGCCGACAGTAAAGATTGACAAGTATTACCGTGTCCGCAAGACCTGGAAGGATTCCAAGAGCCAGATCGGGGCGTACAAGTCACTCAAAAATGCAAAGAAAGCTTGCAAAGCCGGTTATTCTGTTTTTGATTGGAATGGAAAAGCTGTGTATTCCGTGACTGCAAAGAAAAGTGTAGCCAAGGTAGCAAAAGAGGTAATTAACGGCGAGTGGGGGAACGGACAAGATAGACGAGACCGCCTGGAAGCTGCCGGCTACAACTACGCAGAAGTGCAGAAAAAAGTCAACGAATTACTGAAATAATAACACTCCCGGGGTTTTCCCGGGAGCTACTTAAATGTTGTATATTCTTCAAATTCGTTTTTTATTTTTGCAAAGTCTTTTCTTCTGATAGGCACAGTATCCCCAGAAAACATAAGGAACGAAGTGTTTATTTCTTTTACCTCATCCATGTTTATTAAGTAGCTCTGGTGGCACCTCAAGAATCTGGAATCCAGTAATTCTTCAATATCAGACAGTTTACATCGTTCCGTATAAACTATACCGCAAGTGCAGTGAATAATGATGTATTTGTTTCGGCTCTCAATATATTCGATATTTTGAAATTCCACCCGATGAATAAAGTCTTTTCCTTTTATCATAAGAGTGCTTTTGCTGATATGTTCCAGAGCATGATTGAAAGCAGTATACATTCTGCCATTTTCAGATCCTTTTATAATATAGTGAATTGGGAGTAAATCAAGAGCTTCAAAAACATACTCTTTGTGGGCTGTCCAGAAAATAATATTTCCATCATAGCCATTTAATCTCAATTCCTTTGCAACTTCAATTCCATTTTCTTCTCTCAAAACGATATCCAAAACTACAATATCATACCATTCGCCATCTGCCACATCATCAATAAGTGGCTGTCCTTTATCATACGGAGTAATCAATGCTTTTATATCACCATTTCGTTTGAGAAAATTATTAATCCGATGCATAAATATACCAATCTGGATTTCGTTATCATCACATATTGCAATTCGCATTCAAATCATCCCTTTTCATGTAAAATTCGCCACCAGAGGTGCTAATTTCGCCATTTCCTGTGTAATTGTATATTTTTTGATACAATGTTATTGTAATACATTAAGATGATAGTGTAAAGGGGATGGATTCATGGAGAAACATAAAAAAATCATAATTGTGTTTATACTGATATTCGTGCATGTGCTCTTGATTCAATATGTTTACTTCTGCCCGGAGCGTAGTATTATCTTTGGGAGGGGTAAAACTATCGCAATTGCAAAAACAGAGGTAAAACAGGTTGTCCATGAGCGATATAAATCCCTCACTGACAAGCATCCAGCCCCTTTATTTCTATCTATTATTATTACGATTTGGAAAAGCGAAAATCATAATATTTACACAAAAAAACTTATAATTTATAGAAAAATCAGAAGAAACCAGCTTGCCAGGAAAGATTTAAGCGGAAACAATTCTATCCCATTATATAGTTATGAAAACATGATATAATTTAATAAATAAGAACAGATGTTTGGAATATTGGGAGGGATTTACGTGGATTACAAGAAAGAAATTATTGAGATGCTTGAAAATATACATAGCGAAAAGTTTATGAAGTTTTTGTATAACATGATTATTTCATTTAAAAAACAATGGGGCTATTAAAAAAAGCAGGGAGATTAATCCCTGCTTTTTTTGTAAAGAAATTCAATCATGTCGAAAACACTCTTTTTATCAGTGTCACTCAGTTCAAGCAACAGCTTAACATGTTCTACAGATATTGTGTCAGTCATAAGTTTTGGGATAAAATCTGTTTCGGTTTCTAAATTATCTTCCCACCCCATCAAATATGCTGGAGTAGTGCAGAGCGCATCCGCCAATGGCTTTGCATATTCTGCTGGTACCTTGTCAATATCTCCTTTTTCATATCTAAATATAGTAGATCTTGATACGCCCAACTTTTCAGCAAGTTCATCAGCGCTCATACCAAGCTGTTTTCTTCTCTTTTTTATTTGTTCGCCAGTTTTCGACATTTTGTACACCTCCTTTCTGAAATATATAATATCATTAATGTTGCAAAAATGCAACAAAAATAATTGCAAAAATGCGAATTTTTATATTGACAAATGCGACTGCAAGAGGTAATATATAATCACAAAGTCGCATTAATGCTACTAGAAAGGAGGTAACGCTTGTGGTTGTAAATATAGCAAGGCTTAAAGGTAAAATTGTTGAACATGGAAATACACAAGAAGCTGTTGCAAGCGCAATTGGTATGGATAGAAGCACTTTTTACCGTAAGCTGAAAGATGGCGGCGAAAAGTTTACAATTGGTGAAATTCACGGAATTGTAAGCGCAGTTCCTTTAAGTAGGGAAGAAGCAATAGATATTTTTTTTACACAGTAGTCGCAATAATGCGACAGGAGGTATTAATGTTAATTCATTTAAAAAAAACTCTTGATGATAAAGGAATTACAATCAGAGCGTTTGCAAAGGTTCTTGGTGTTGATGAAAGGACTATTCAGAACAAGATAAAGGGGAAAACACCTTTTACTTATCCAGAAGCAGTCCTTTCTAAAAAAGAGCTTTTCCCAGAATATGATCTGGAATATCTGTTTAAAGAAGAATAGCAAAAAACTGACAGGAGTGCTGTCCTATCAGTTCTTGCCTAAATTTGTTTACCTTATGTGTTTTGCAGACTGAACGCACTTGTTGAGTCACATAAGCAGCACCAAATGTTTCTTGAAACACTTCACCACTTACGCAGTTTTAGTTCTGCGATTGAGTAAAAAGGATTAGCTGCCCATTAGTTGGCGAATGTAGGAATTTTGTTCAATACGGTGAACGAAATTGCTTAACGTACTTTGGTAACGCAGGTTACTCTGCTTGCAACCTACAATAAGGAACAGGGCAAATTCAAAAGTTGGGTCAAAGCAAACAACTCCTTTCATTGCCCATTATTTGGGTATGAAAGAATTTTAACACATAGGAAAAATATTTTCAACACAAAACGGAATTGAAAGTCAGATTAAGAAAGGAGTGATAAACACGAACCAGTTAGTACATATTGGAAATTCGGATATCTCAATAAAAGAGTATAACGGTCAGCGAGTGGTTACATTCAAAGATATTGATGCAGTTCATGGCAGACCAGACGGAACAGCAAGCAGAAATTTCAGAACAAACAGAGAGCGCTTTATTGAGAGCGAAGATTTCTTCCGAGTAAGCGCCGACGAAATTCGTCGTACCAAAATTTTTGACATTCCAGACAAGGCAACTTCTGATTATGCGCTTATTACAGAACAGGGTTATCTAATGCTAGTAAAGTCCTTCACAGACGATTTAGCATGGGATGTTCAGCGACAGCTTGTGAATGGGTACTTTAAAACCAAAGAAACTGTAAAAAGGGCATTGTCACCAGAACTTCAAATGTTACAGGGGCTACTTTCACAAATGGTTGAAAAAGAACTTGCTGACAAAGAAAGAGATAGACAGATTTTAATTGCCAAAGAAACCGCAGATAAAGCTGTTGCGACAACAGAGAACATCAAAGAAGCGGTTAAGCCTGTATTTGATAACTGGCGTTCAGAAATTAATTCTAAATTCAATCGCATACAAAAAGGTGCTGGAGCAGAGTTTAAAATGCTTAGAACAGAAATGTACACAGAATTGGAACGCCGGGCTGGATGTGATCTGAATACAAGATTAAGAAATAAGCGAAAACGCATGGCTGAAAATGGTTGCACCAAAACAGAGATTAATTCACTAAACAAAATGGACGTCATCGATGACGATAAAAAGCTGCGAGAGATTTTCTCCAAAATCGTAACTGAATACGAAATTAAATATTGTGCGTAGAAGAAAGGAAGTGAAATAGATAATGTCAGAAAAGGAAAAGAGAATAGTAGAGAAGTTAAAAGAAGTAATTCCGAAAATGTCAGATTTTGACAAGGGATATATTCTCGGAAAAGTCGAAGGAATGACAAGTGAGAAAGAAGCAGAAGAAGAGTGTTCTGAACAGGAGGATGCAAGTTGAAACCAGATAACGAAACAATAATCCGTTTTAAAAACGGTCGCATATTGCATCTACCATACGAAGCGTACGATAAAATAGCTTTTTACGGCGAAGGAGTTACAGAAATTCGATGGAATACTGGAAATTCTCAGACTGAAATTCAGTTAAAACAGGAAGATGTACTCTACATCGCTAGGACAACGCAGAACACACTTGACAGCAAAAATTATACCACAGGGGAGAGAATAAAAGAAAATAGGGAGGAAAAACAATGATTAAATTTGAAAACGGATTAGTTAACATTTCTGGTAAAGGTATTGTTATTCTTTTAGAGTATGCAGTTATTACCCATGAAATTAAAGAGATGTTTGTAAAAGATGGTAGAAAAGAGGAAAAAGTAAAAGAACAGCTCAGACATTCGTTCGATCATGGCCTTATGAACAAGGAAGAACTTGACAAAGAAATCAAGGAAAAGTTCAAACAGGCAGATGCAATTATTCCGATTATTTCGCTTCTGGAAGAAATACTTAAAACATTCGGTACAAAAGACAAGGAGAATTAATCATGGGAGAAACTAAGAGCACAGATTACATTCCAGAGAACGCCAATGAAGAATATGCACTTCTGGTTGGAAGATTAAAGGCATTTGAAGCTTGGGCGAATAGCGTGAAAGATTATGATTTCACAAAGGACATGGCATTCAAAATGCTTGGGCTTGGTTTAGAGGAATCAAAGGAGGAAAAGAAAGAATGAAATGCTTTAAAGGCTTTGATAAAGACTTAAAGTGCAGAGATTTCCAGTATGAAATTGGAAAAGAATACACAGAAGAAAAAGCAGACATTTGTAATTATGGATTCCATGCTTGCGAATTTCCGATGGATGTATTCGGTTATTATCCTCCTTCAGATTCCAGATATTGTGAAGTTGATCTTGAAGAGAATGACCAGAAATCATCTGATGATAGCAAGAGAGTTGGGAAGAAAATTTCCGTGAAAGCAGAAATTGGAATTGCTGGAATTATCAAAGCTGGCGTTGAATACATCAAAGAGCAAGTTAATTGGGAAGACGATAAGGCAACCAATACCGGATATCAGTCAGCGGCAACCAATACCGGAGATCAGTCAGCGGCAACCAATACCGGAAATTGGTCAGCGGCAACCAATACCGGAAATCGTTCAGCGGCAACCAATACCGGAGATTATTCAGCGGCAACCAATACCGGAAATTGGTCAGCGGCAACCAATACCGGAGATCAGTCAGCGGCAACCAATACCGGATATCGGTCAGCGGCAACCAATACCGGAAATCGTTCAGCGGCAACCAATACCGGAGATTA